CGAGAAAAATGAGGAGCGAACGATGCGAGCAGCCCTAGCCCTGACACTGGCATCGTTGATGTGCGGGCCGGTACTGGCTCAGAACTACATCAACGGTAACCAGCTCACCGAGTGGTGCCGCAATTCGTCAAATCTTGCGGGCGCCTATTCCCTGGCTATCCACGATGCATTCTCTGTTGCCGCCCGTCTGCAGGGAACGCAGCAGAACGCCTTTCGGACGTGTGTCCCTGACGAAGTCACGCGCAGTCAGATCCGAGATGTGGTCTGTGCCTATTTGGAGGCGAACCCAGCCAACCGACATTGGGAGGCCCCTGTATTGGTTTTTAACGCGCTGGTCGACGGGTTTCCTTGCACCTAACTCCCAAGGTCTAGATCATAAAGCACAGCGACACCCGCCGGAGCCAATGTCCTCACGGCCATAATCTCTTCCCACGCATGGGTAGCATCATCGGCTTCATCCACGAACGTCAGGGCCTCGCCCAGAAGGATCGTGTCATCATCGGTCGGGGCGATATCCGCGGCGCCAGAGATCGTCACCGTGCGCTTGGTCATGCCGATCAGCGTGCCATTGATGTCCCGCAGATCCTTGTCGGACTGCAGGGCAATGACGAGGGTGTAGGTGATGACAGGCGTCGCGGGTATCCATGGTGTATCTGGGTCGGGCGTACCAGGAACGACGCGCCGTATCGTGGCCGGATAGCCGTTGGGCTGGGATACGTCGCCCACCTTGGCGATGGCCTTCTGCACCTTACCGGCGATCTTGTTCCAGTCTTTGCTCATGACCCAAAATCCACCGCTACGACCTTGCCGTCCACCCATCCGAAACTATCGCGCTTCTGCTCGACTGGCAGAGTGCAGTCTTTGCGGTACACGAATGCATCAAAGTCGAAGTCGGCCCATTGATCTTCGGTCATTGGTGCAGCTCGCTTCATTACCAGAATGAAGCCGCCGGGCAGGCTAAACAACACCGGACAAAGGCCCCGCTCGGCCATCCACGAGCGTGAAAACTCGGCTTCCTGACAATTGGCGAGGAGGCCATTCAAGATGCTTACCCACAAGCGCGACTTGCCCCACGCGCCTGGTATTTTGATCGCCACGCCGCCAATCAACAGCACTGTTCTTGTGGCGCCTCGATTGTTTAGGCGCATCAGGCGCGCTCCGCCCTGCCGAACAGGGCCGGGCCGCGCGTGATCATCAGCAGCGAGCCTAGAACATCGTCCACCATCGATACGACGGGCCGCTGGTCGGCAACGCCGCCGGCACCGAAGTATTCTTCCTCGTACTGGCCAACCTTCAGGCGCTTGGTAATCTCGCCCGGCGTGATGTCCGGAGAGAGCGCACCAGGAGATGCCTTTTCCCGCACCGCGGCGATTACCGTGGCGCGCTTGATCTCGATCGGCACTTCATCCTCGGAGATATACTGCGGGATGACGTTGGTGTCGTAGGCGCCCTGCCGAGGCCACTGAAGGGCCTGGGCGCGATACCGGCGCTTCCACCCCGGAAAGCGCGCGCCGTATGCCGCATCGATCCACAGCGTTGCACGTCGCAGCGCCGCTTCTGCCAAAGCCTCATCGTCCCCGCTGATGGCAAAGGTCTGGCCGAAAGAGGTGGCGATGGCCAAGGCGTCGTCCAGCGACACATAGCTGTCGGCATTTGCGAGGCCGGAGCCATCTTCCACCACGAGAGCCATGATCAATCCTCATCCGGGTTGTATCGCCGGTAATGCAAGTCAAATTCCGCAGCACTTAGCCCCGCGAGCAAAGTGGCATAGGCGGCCTGGCCGTAGTAGCCGTGCCAGAACTGCGGACCATTTTCGTCCTTGATGGCCGCGACAATCAGAACATCGTTCATTTCGCCAGCCCGCGCCTTTTCAAGCGCCGTTTCTAGCAGCTCGATGACAGCTTCCTTATCGTCGTCTCGCGCTGCGAACTTGACGATCTCTGCCATGATCAGCCCTTAGCCGGCGGGTTGGCGCGATCGGCTTCCGCCGCTTCAATGATCGACCGGGCTCGTTCCGTCATGGTCTTGTCGGCAGTGGCATCGAAGTCGCCATGCAGTTCCTTGGCAAGGGCGATGATCTTGGTGTGATGCATGTCCCGCCAGTCGGTAGGGATGGGCGTAGGCACGCCATCGGCACCTTCCGTGGTGTTGCCACCAGAATTGCCGTTATCGCCGCCAGCGGGCTCGGCTGCTGGTTTGTGCAGGGTGTGAACATCGGGGTCGAAGTCGGCTTCGTTGATACGCGTGAAGCCAGACTTGGCCTTGTCATTCACAATCTCGACGGTGGGCAGTTCCATCATGGTTCCTTTCTCGACTTGGTGACGGGGCCGCCGGAGCGGTCCCGCTGCTAAATCGAGGGTTAGCCGAGCAGAGTGGCGATGAACTCGCTGTTGACGGCCTTGAAGCCCCAAGCCAGGTGCAGTTCCCAGGTCCGCTGGCCGTACTGGCTGATGTCGAGCATCAGGTAGGTCATGCCGAACTGGTCGGAGATAAGCATCTGCTGGATGGTGGGGTTCTCAGGCATCAGCGGCGGGCGCATGACGCCGACAACGGCATTGCGCTCGAAGCACAGGTTCGGCGTGTAGTCGTTGCCGATGGTGATGGCGTCGTTGTCGGCCTCAACGGCAAGCAGGCCGGGCCGGCCGATGGTGAACGAGCCGCCCGAAAGCGCGCTGTTCGCCACATACTTGTGCGACGTGCCGGCCACGGTCACGACGTCACCGCCGAGCAGCGTGCCGGAACCAGTGTCAACGTTGATCGTGGTGTCACCAATCGCGCCAGCAGCCGAAAGCTGGTAGCTCGTGCCGGTGCCCTTGGTGTGCACGCCGATTTGGCCGGAAGTGCGCATCTGGAAGCCGTACTGGCGACGCAGAACGCCGTCGCGGCGTTCCTGGTCGGAACCAGCAATGGACGCATCGAGCACGACGCCGAGCTTGAGCAGGTTGGCTTCCGAGGTGGAGTCGCCAACAAACTGCAGGTCGGACATCGGTGCGCCGTTGTCGCGCAGAATCTTGCGGGCATCCGCAAGCGGCGTCAGAGCAGTGGCAAAGGGATTGGTGCCAGCCGTACCCGCCGCACGAGACGCGCCGGTCTTGATGGCAGTGATACAGTCCGCTTCGGCTTCGTTACGCAGCGTGCGCATGCCCTGCTTCAGGAGCTGGCTGATCCATTCCGCCGAGGTCGCGCCATTGTCGAGCGAACGGATCTGCTCGCCGGTCAGATGCCAGTCAACCTTGCGGCTCTTGGTGATCTGGACCTGGATGGCCTGGGCCGTGGCATCGGTGCCGGTCGAAGTGGTAGCGGCCGGGGTGAAGTCGGACGCCGAACGGGTCGGAGCGACCGTGACAGTCACGTTGTCGCCCTTGGCAACGCCCTTGTCGTCAAAGTTGGCATTGATGGCGTCGATGGCGCCAAACGGTTCAGCCGCGACTTCCTTGGCCGCGGAGAACAGGGTCGGCGCGAGCGCCGTCAGAGTGTTGGCCAAAGTGGCCTCCTATGATGGTGTGGAGTTTGGGAAGGAGGCCATTCGGCCCGGTGCCGCCGCCCCTTCGGGCTGACACAGCGAGCAGTCTTAGGCGTCAGCGAGCTTGCCGCCGCCATTCATGAATGCAGCCCGGTCTTTGGCCGGCATTGCATTGAATTCGTCCTGGGTCTTAACCTTGGCGCTACCGCCTCCGCCCCCGCCGCCCGGCTGGGCGCCAGAGCCGCCGCCGACACCCTTCAGGATGTGGTCTTTGTGCGGGTAGGAGTCGACAAACGTCTCAACCACTTCGTCAAAGCTCGCCAGTTCGCCTGGACGGGCCTTGGAGTAAATTTTCTGGCCGTTCTGGTCGTAGCCCACCACGGCACCATCTTCGACCTTCATGCGGTCGGCAAACATGGTGCGCAGCAGGTCGACGCCGGCCGGGGTCAGCTTTTCGGTCGCAAACTTGGACTGGCTGAAGCCATTGCCGATCAGCGACTTATTCAGCGCGCCGCCGAGGTCGGAATTGGTCTTTTCGAGCGACTGTACCTTTTCCGCATAAGGCTTGATGGCGGCCGCAATGGCTGCATCCATATCGCCGGCCTCGACCAGCTTCCTGGCGTCGATCTGGGACAGCTTTTCGATGGCAGTACGGGCTTCGGTAGCGTCGAGCCCTTCAAAGGCTTTGGCGGCTTCCTCTGCCTTCTGCGCGCGGGCTTTATAGCTCTTGGATTCATCGGTCAGGCGGGAAATGGTCGAGGCTGTGCCGGGGGCATCAAAAGCCACCGTCTTGCCGTCGTCGGTTTCGTAGACTGGCTTGTCGCCATCCACCTCAGCGTAAGTTTTGCCTTCGATCGTCACCGTCTTGAGCTTCATCTGTCGTCTTTCTGGGCCTTCGCCCTGTGGTGAGGCATTCGCCTCTGTCGCCCATGGCATTCGCTTCAGGGCATGAAAAAGCCCGGCACAATGGCCGGGCCTGAAATCATCATCAGTGTCTGTCGCCTACGCGACCGGCGGGGGCGGCGCCCCAAGGGCGGCCATTTCATCTTGGGTCACATCACCCGCCGGTATTTCGGCAAGTATCTTCTCAAGGTCTGCCGCCGCGTCGTATTCGGGGCCGAGAAGGTCGCGGCGCTTGGCCTCTGCTATCAACGCATCGCGGCTGATCTCTTCCATCTCTCGCAGCTTCAGCAGGAAGTCAGGCGCCTTGTCCGACTCCATGTCGATGGCGAAGTCGGTGTGAATGGCGATGGTTGGCTCTTCCGTCCGACCCATCCAGACCGCGGTATACTTCCACGCCAGCTCCAGAGCGTCCTTGAGTCCCAGAGCCCATGCCTGAACGGCAGAAATGCCCTTGGAGGCAGCAAAGGCCGTGGTGACCACCGTCAGGTTGCCCATCTGCGCTGTCAGGGGCTGGCGACCAAGCTCGCGCATCTGCTTTTCGCTGCGACCGATCTCGTCGGCCAGGAATGTCAGCGACGAGCCGTTGATCTCGATGAACGACCATTTGCCGGGCGTACCGTTCTGATCGGGCGGGCCATAGAGCACAGTCTTAGGACCGACCGGCACCTTCACCGGCTCTTCCACGGACTGCATGACGCCATCGATCGACACATTGCGCGTCGTCATCGGTGGATTGACGCCCTCGGCCGTCAGCATCGGCGCCGCGGTCAGGTTCTTGGTGTATTCGAGGTTCGTCTCGTTCTGGTAGTGCTTCTTCTGCAGATGCACGACATCCCGCATCGGCGGCAGGATTTCCCACGATGTTCCGGTTCGCTTGCCAGTCAGGACGGGCACGAGAGGAATGAAGGGGATCGGCAGAACGCCGCTCTCTTCAGGAATAAGAACCCACTCCTCTTCCTGCTGGCCTTCCTTCTTGCGCTCTTCCCAGACCTCATAGGTCGGTGCTGCCCATGTCACGGAACCATCGGCGCCGGCAACGCGCTCGCGATTGAACACGCGAACCCGATCGATTTCCTTCTCACCGAACTGCCCGTCGCGCTCGTAGCGCTCTTCCTCGAACCGGACGTGCACGAACTGCTCACGCCCGTCGATCATGGCGGTATAGGCCGCGATCATGCAGGAGGCCGGGATGCGCAACCAGTAGGGCCTTGCCCCGGCTGCACGCTCTTCCGCCAGTGTCGCCCCTGCCCGCACCCGCGTCTTATCGACCAGGATAAAGTCGAGGCCATTCGGGATAGACCAGAACAGGACGTCGGCGGCAAAGACGTGCATGTGATTGCCGCGCCCGTCGATGTCCTCTGCCAGCTTAACCATCTCCTCCGGCACCTTTTTGGCGTCGGCAAAGTTCAGTTCCTTGGCGAAGGGCTTGGCGGCCAGATCCTCGCAGATGTCGCGCAGAATATTGGTGAACTTGGCGTTGTTCAGCCGATCCTTGTAGTCGTCGTCGCCCTCGTTGGCGAACTTGGGCAGGTACTTCCTGCCTTTGGAGATGACGGTATCGGCGCCATGGAGGAAGTCGTCGACCATCTCCCAATAGTCGTGCATGGCCTCGAAATCGTGGGCGCGATCATCGGGGCTTGGCTGCTTTTCGGTCATCATCCAGTTCCATATGTGCCGAAGATGGCAGTCGAACCCTTGGCGCCGGTCACCAGTCGCCCAAAGGCGCCTGACGTGGCGTCAACCTGATCCTTGAACGAACCGCCCGGAAACAGGCATAGTTCGTCAAGGTAAGATTCATTCCATTCGCCCTCGACCAGGTAGACGTTGCCCGCCTCGCACTGGACCGAGAATGGTTCGGCGCGTGTTACCTTATCGCCGGTCTCAGGCTCCGCTCGGGCAATGAATCCCGCGAGCATGGCGACCATATCCTTGGCCTGCACCTTTCCGGCCTGGCCCGGGTCTTGCGGCAAACTGATCTGGACCGACTTGCCATCGAGCTCTGCAGTGGCCTTGATTAGCTTGCGGACCTCGTTACCCTCTTCTTGGGCAATGACAGAGGATGCGACCCAGTATGAGCCATCAGGAGCCCTGCCGAGCTTCACGCCTGCCGTTCTGGCGGCTGTTGTGCTCTTGGTCGATGCCAAGTCCCAATGGCGCACCCAAACCGTTCCTGGAGGCGCTACGCGGCGAATCTTGCCTTCGAACCAGTGGCGCTTGAATAAGCCGCCTTCGCGAGGTGTTGGACGCTGCTGGTACTGGCCGGCATAACCGTATTCGCCCTTGACCTTCTTCAGCGCCTCGACCGCCTCTCGGCTGAAGCGCTCCGGCAAGAGCAATTCGCCCTGATGCGAACGGGGATCGCTGAAGCCGATGATGGTCTTTTTGTTCGTCGGCCCCTCGAACTCCATCGGGAGGCACAGATGCGCATATGGCAGGCCCAGCTTCAGGATCGTGCCGGCGACATCATCGCTGTGTAGGCGCTGCATGATGACCACGATGGCCGATCGGTCGAGATCGTTCAGGCGGTCAGATATCGATTCCCGGAAGATGCGCACCGCGTTGCGGCGCTCCACCTCGCTCTCTGCCGTTTCCGTTGAGTGCGGATCGTCGATGATCACCCGATCACCACGGCCACCGGTCATGGATGCGAAGGGCCTGCCCTCACGTCCACCCGATGCCGTGTTTTCGAACTTGCCCTTGGCGTTCTGGTCCGCAGACATGCGCACCGTAGGCCAGAGCGATTGATACCACTCGCTCTCGACCAGGCGGCGCATCTTCGTGTTGTCGCGCATCACGTTGTCCTGCGAATAGGACGATGTGAGATAGCGCATATGCGGCAGATCGGCCGGGCCCCATTCATAGGCTGGCCAGAATACCGAGTGCAGCAGGGACTTCATCAGACCCGGCGGGCAGTTGGTCAGCAGGCGGGTGATTTCCCCGCGCGTAACCGCCTCCAGATGGTCAGCCATGGCCTGTAGCGGCCATCCCCATACCAGCTTGGCCTTGGGCTCCAGAATGGGCCAGGCATGGCGCACGAACCCGGCAAGGGTCTGGCACTCCGCCCTGATGCGTTCGGCGTTCTTTGCTACGTCGGCGCGTTCCCGCTCAGTGCGTCGTCTCGCCTTCTCCGCCCTGATCTCCGCCAATGTCGGCAAGCGGACCGAGGATCGATTCAAGGTGATCGAGCTGTTCATCCGTTACCTTGGAAAGGTCATAGGTTCCGATGGAGCCGGAGTGCTTGTGCTTGTCCACGACCAGCCCATTAAGCTTGGCCGCGTCCATGAGTGACGCCCTGGCTACCGAAAGCATCGGGGCATCGTTCGATTCTTCCGCCTTGGTGGCGATGTTCAGAAGGCGTTCAGTGATCGACGCCGCCGTGATAACCGTGCGCTCTGCGACTTTCGCCTGCAGTTCAGCGACACGCTTCAGCACGCTTTCATTTGCTTTCAATCGCGTAGCATTGCCCCGGTTCGGCTTGAAGCCGGCCAGTGCATAGGCATCATCGGCTGTCTTGCCCTTGGCGAGCGCCTGGGCGAAGCTCTCGTGTCTTGGATTAGGGAGAACGGGCATGGCTGAATACTACGTTACCTTTGGAGACGGGGATGTCTCTTCTGCCCCTGATCAGGTGGCTGTGCCTGTTGGCAGAACCATAGACGCCGCAGGCGATGCGGGGGCTGTGACTATCGCCAGGCAGCTGGTCGAAGATGGCAAACACGGCTCCAATACTTGGGTTGCGCTATACGACGCCGAGGGGCGCAGGTATTGGGCCCTACCCACATCGCAAATAGCCACAAAGGCTTAAAACCGGTTGCAGCGCCTCACGCCGCCTTCATCTCGCGCAGGATGCGCCGCACATCGCACAGCTTCATCTTGACCGCGTTGCCTTCGTCCCGAGGACTGACAGAGACCGGCGTCTTGCGCACATGGCCCCAGCCCTCGATGACCAGTTTCGGATGGCCGCCCGTTCCCGTCTCCATACGACAGTGGGCGCCGGCTTCTTCCACGATGACCTTGGCCTGACGGAACACGGTTTTGCCGTAGCCGCTGACTGCGCCCATGGGTCATGCTCTCCGATGAAAGGGCACGAGCGGGCGAAGCATGTTCTAATGCTCTTGGCTTTGAATGGGTGTCATTCGCCGCGCTCGATGATGTCGCCCAGCACCCCTATATGAATACCCCGCGAGGCTCGCAGGCCTTCGGCAATGCCAGGCAATTTGGTTGCGGAGGAGGGATTTGAACCCTCGACCTCTGGCTTATGAGACCAGCGAGCTACCGGACTGCTCCACCCACGCAAAATGCTTATCGGTAACTATTTTCGCACCGATCGCAAAAACCGTATTGACGCGAACCGCGAACTGATATTGTTTGCGGATCAGGCAATTGCGCCGACCGACAGGAGACTACCCCATGGCCTCAGAGCCATCCGCCCAAGATGGGCATTCCCCCAAATCTCGCGAACCACCATGTCGCTCCGATGACCGCGCCTGCAACGGCTGCATTTCATCTCAGGAGCCACCATGTTAATTCGACATTCGACCGGGCCACCATGCCGTCTGGTTCATTACAGCCAGACGGAAAGAGGAGGCACCGATGCCAGGCCATGGCAAACGCTACAAGTTCACCCCGCTCACGGGCGCGCAAATCTCGGAAGAGCTGCGCGCTCTTGGTCTATCCGTGACCGAGGTGTCTCGGCTGGCTGGCGTGAACCCTGACCGATTGGTGAAGTGGATCAGCGGCGAGGAACCGAACCCGCCGCAACTGTTTGCCTCGTGGCTTGCCGCGATGGCTGTGCCGGGGGCACTTGAGGCCGCGCGGCATCGCGCCGATCATCTCCGCATCAATGAATGAGCCGGTCGCTCTAGGAGCGCCGGCTGCAATTCATCTATCGTATCGCTGTTGAGGCCATTTATCGTGGTTTTGCGCAGGCTTGTCGAACGACGTTTATGTCACCGATGAACACCGGCATTTGTGTCACCATACAGGCAGGCCAGACCTGTTGAGTTGCTTCGCAATCACATCAGCTGCGAAGTCCCTACGCAGGCGGAACGTCGCTTCTGGCATACCAAGCCACTTCGCCACGTCTCTTCCGCTGTAGCGCTTCGCTTGTCCCTTTACGGCTGCAATCAGCACGGCTTGATGCTCTGGGTAGGCCGACACCATGCGCAGCCATGGCCTATGCTGCCCCATGCCGAACAATACCATGTCCGAGCGGCTGATGTCCCATGATGACGGCTTGATCTTGGCCACCAGCCGCTTGCGCATGGTCGTCTCGCCCTTCCGTTGGGCCTCTACTTCCATCAAGCGCTGTTCGGCTATGTCCGACTGGTCATATTCGTATTCCGGCATGGCTGCCTTCAGGCGCTTGTGCCCTACCCGGCCGGTGGTGGCGTCGAGCACGCGGAATGCATCAGCCAGCGCGCAGCGGACGAGCTTTGCGTCCCATTGTTTCGTCGTTGCCTTGTCCAGCATTCAGCCCTCCAGTACCGCGGCATAGAGCCGGTCTTGTGCGATTTGCGTCAGGATGCGCGAACAAAGCTCTGGCATCTCCATGTCGCGGCCCATGGCCTCTTCAGCCAGCATTGTTCGGTGCTTGGCCGCCATAGGAACCGGGATCTTCGAATAGGTATGCATCGTCCCGTTCGCGTAGATGCCCCACTCGTTGAGCATGTGGGCAATGGTGTTCGCCGTGTGCGTCTCGCGCAGCGCAACCTCGATCGATGGGGCGGTGTAACCCATCCCCGAATAGTGACCGATCCACGCGCACTTGCGGTTGCTCCATCTCTCGGCAAAGAGCGGCGCCCCAAGCCTGGGTAGTTCTTCCCCGAATAGGTTGCGGTCGCCGGTCATAGCCCGATGCACTCCTCGAACCACTTCCTGCCGGCTGGGCTGACCGCATAGACCCGGTGGCCAAGCCCGCCCTGATAGTAGCGGCGCAGATCGTCATTGCTGCCGCTGGCGCGCGGCTCCGCTGATATGGTCGGGGCGATGCTCTCGATTATCAGCCCCTTGCGCTCCAGCCACTTCACCGCGCCGAGGAAAGCCCCGCTGCCGGTCTGGGGCGGGAGGAGAAACCAGACGGCATCGGGGAAGGTGCCGCATTCTGACCGGCGTTGCCGGATCACGCGGTCATCCTTTTCGACCAGGCGCCACATGATGAAGAGCTTCTTTTCGTGCGGTGTCATCGCAGCCATCAGAATGGTGGCTCCCCTGATGCCAGTTCTCTCTTCACGTCGTCAGGAATGCCCGCGCCGGGCTGCGCCTGTGGTCGCTCCTGCTCCTGCTGACGTGGCGGTCGTGGTCGATCGCTCTTGCCGGTCCACCACACGATGCGCTTATCGTTATCCCGGCCCATGTAGCCGGCATTGATCAGCGCCATGGTGGTGCGGCTCAGGAAGTCGGCCAGTTCCTTTTGACGGGCCTCCTGCTCCTCTTCCGGGGCCTTGAAGCTCATGCGCTTGCGGACCTGTGCCACAAGGGCGCTCTGGGCCACGCATTTACTCACTGAGCCCGCTTCGACACCTTGAGGCATGTCCTGCCCATGATCGGCCTGCGCAGCCACCAGCGCGTCAAATACGAGCTTATTGCCGCCCTGCAGTCTGGTGACGTCCTCCTGCTGCTCGTGCTGGCTATGCTTCGCCGGCCGCGCGCAGATCATGGTGGTGAATGGCTCGCCATCCTCGTCCAGTTCGTTCAACGTCACCGGCTCGAGCACAAAGGCCCATGACTTGTTGCCGACGCCGTTCTTGTTCTTGGCGAGGCGAGCGCGACGTATCGGCTGCCCATTGCCGTCGAGAGCTGGCTTTGGCTCTTCGCGCTTGTTCGGGGCCGGGATCATCTGCTGGCGGAGCTCGATCACATTCGGCACATTGGCCACCAGGGCCGTGGAGCCGCGCACCTTCGTGCCGCCTGCATTCATGTGGTGGACCACGGCCACGGTCGCGCCCGTGCGCTCCCGGATGCGATTGATGCGACCCAGAACCTTGCTGGCCTCGCCGCTGCTGTTCTCGTCCATGCCCTCGGTCGCCATTGAGAGCGTGTCGATGATGATAAACTCAAGGCTGCCGTAATAAGCTTTCCACTCGAGGCACTCGGCAATGAACCGATCGACCACGGCGTCATCCATGAGCGTGAAGCCGGTCCCGCCATTGGCAAATGGGTCCATGACGACATATGGGATATCTGCATCTGGGCTGATGCCCTGAGCCTTCAGACAGCCCTTGAAGCGAAGTTCGGTGCCCTTGCCATCTTCGACCGCCATATGGATCACAGCGCCCTGCCTGACCTTGTGGCCGGCATAGTCGAGGCCGCGGGCGATCTTCATGCCCATATCCATCACGAGGAACGTCTTGCCTGCCATGCTCTCGCCGGCGAGGATCATGATGCCGTTGCGCTCGATCAGGTGCTTGACCAGCCAGTCATAGACGACTGGCTTCTTTGCGATGGCGCCGCTGGTCTGGGCTCCGAATGTGGAGCGGGGAGGCTTCTGTCGATAGGTCGGCAACTCGTCGAGGATGGCCTGCAACTGCTCGCCATTGCCGCCGAACTTCTCCACCCAGTCGGTGATGTCGCCCTTGTGGTCGAAGCCGGGAACGTGGTCGGCAAAGTTCAACACCCGAATGCGACGGGCAATTCCCTTCATGGACTGGGCAAGTTTGTCCGCACGATCGCCGGCTGCGTCATTGTCGAGGCAGATCACGACATCGGCGTCACGGAAGCAGGCGGCATGGGCATCCGTCCAGTGCTTCGAGCCGCTTGAATTGGTGGTGCCGCAGAAGCCAAGCTTGTCAGCGGTTTGGGCATCTTTCTCGCCCTCGGCCAAGATGATGGTTCGGCTCTCGGCAATGGCGATCTCCACCTGGGGGTGGTTGTATATGGTGTGCTCGACGCCTTCGGGGAATCGACGCGTCTCTCCGTTGGGCCATGTCTGGAATTTGTCATGGTCATATGCCGACCAGTCCTTGCCTGGGCCGGGACGCATGAAGTCGCCGGCCGACAAACCCCACACCCAAGACCCATCACCAAGTCCGGATGGTCGCCGCTGCAAGAACGTCTTCCATGTGCTGGTGCCGTCCTTCGTCAGGGCGAACGATCGGTCTGGCATCCTGATTTGAAACCGACAGACCTGATAGAGCAGGTTTCCGTCGCGATCTGGATAGTCGTAGGTCGCGACCATCTCGCGCCTGCCCTCGGCAGCGAGAGGCTGTGGGGGCGTTTTGCTTTGCCGTGGCTGTTCCGGTGGTCGCGCTGGCTTCCCGCCGCTGGCGCTGTTCTCTGGCAGCGCAATGCCGCCCATACCGGCCACCTCGGCAACAGCCGTTGGGAAGTCGACACCATTCAGGGCCATGAGGAATTGGAAGTGGTCGCCTGAGGCGCCGCAGCCGAAACAATGGTATCGCCCCTCTTGCCCATCGGCATGGAAGCTGGGGCTGTTCTCATTGTGAAAGGGGCAGCAGGACCAAAGGTCATTGCGGCCGGGATTGGACTTACCCTTGTCCCAAACCACATGCTGGCCGACCACATCGGTGATCGGAACCGCGGCGCGCAGCTCATCGAGGAAGGCTTCGGGGAAACGGTCGATCATCTACCCACCGTCTCAATGCGCTGCTTTCGTGCCCGGAGAGCATCGATGCGCTCGATCATGGCGGTGTCGCCGCGCTGCTGGGCCACGAAATAGGAACAGCCGTAGCGGTCAGTCAGGATGGCGCCCTTGGCCAGAGCCAGTTCCTTCTTGCCCAGGCTGATGTCGTAATGCTCCCAGCTCGCCTTCGGCGGCTGCTGAAACCACTTCCGCTGGATGCCGATGGCATCAGCCATGGCATGCAGTTCATCGAGGGTGTCAGCAAACATATGGCACATGACCATGCGTCCGTATGGGAGGCGGATATCATCGACATAAACCGTCATGCTGCTTGATCCTCGACAGCCGGCTCTTCCTTCCGCTCGAGCTCCAACCTGATGTGAACCATGTGGGCCTCGAATGCCTTGGGGCTGCGCTTATGCAGGCTCAACAGCGTCTCGATATCGACCGGCGCTGCCCCGATCTCTTCAAGGATGCGCCACGCATCTCTCAAACCATCCATGTGGAGATTGTGCGCCCGCCTGATGTCGCCATCGGTATCGAGGCTCATATGACGCTCGAAGTCGCGATCGATGCGGCTGGCAGCGAGCTTCAGTTCTTCTTGGGCGGCTATGATGCGCTGGCGGAGGGACTTCATCGATGCGTCCCCAGATACGCCTTGTCATGGTGGGCGGCGCAATATGGCGAACCCTCGATCGAGTGACGGCCGCAGAACCCGAAGCCTGGCTTCAGAGGGTCGCCAATAGGCCATTTGCAGGTGTGCTCGTTCAAATCGAGAATGCTGCCGATCAATGCGGTGACGTCATTGCCCAGATCAAGCAGGCCATCTGGATCGTCATTGAACTGTGGCCCCTTGGCGCGTGCCGCCGATACCTGGCGCACATCGATGCGAGCCTCGACCTTGGGCGGCTTAGGCTTCTTCGGCGGCGCTGGTGGCTTTGGCGTGCGTCCCTTGAGCTGTATCTTGCGGCGCGAGCAGTAACCGATGATGGTGTTCCGCGTGCAGTTCCGGAAGCTCCGGGCAATGAGCGAAGCAGGCTTGCCTTCGGTAGCCAATGCCCTGACCTTCGCTGCGCGCTCGGCCTCTGGCGTTTCCGTCCAATCTGGAAGCAGGTCATGCATGGGCGGGCTCCGCGAAAAGGTTATCGGTCTTGGCTCTTTCAAGTTCCGATAGGTTGCGAATAGCCTGTTTGAAGTAGGACGCCTTGAGCTCGAACCCGATGCCCTTGCGGCCCATTTCGACGGCGCTATAGACCTCGCTGCCGATGCCAAGGAACGGTGTAAGGACGGTCTCGCCTGGCATGCTCCACAGGTCGATGCATCGCTCGATAACGTCGAGTTGCAGGGGCGAGATATGAACCTCGTCCTTTTCGTCGCGGCCGCCACGATACTGCAGGGTGCGGGTCTGGTTGATGTCCATCCATACCGGCGACGCGTACCGCTGCCAGACAAGGATCGACTTCCACTTGTCATATGGCCATGGCTCGCGCCCATCGGCCCGGAACTGTGCGGCTTCGCGATCGTAGGCCTCACGGCTCACGTCAAGGCCGGTGCCAATGTAGCGATCAAAGGGTCCATCCACCGGGTCGGCGTTGTCACCTGGCTTGCGGAACGTGACGATATAGTCGGCAAGCCCCTGCCCGCTGATCGTGCTGTCCTTCATGATCTGCGCATGAAGCAGGCGGATCGACTTGGTGCGCTGCTGCGCAACCACAGGGTCTTTCCAAATGCAAACCTCGGAGTGGAATATCCAGCCGGCGTCGGTGTAAGCTTGCACTACCTCGCCACGGAAATCCCGCATGCCGGTAAAACCATCGCGCGTCTTGCTGGTCGGCAACTGCATGCAATGAACGCTATGCAGGCGCCCCGGCTTGGTAACCCGCAAAAGCTCCTGGATCAGGAAAGCGTAGTGGGTCCAGAACCCCTGCTTGTCGTTGTTGGAAATGTCCCGGTCGCTGTTGCTGAACCGGTAAAGACCCTCGAATGGTGGGGAGTGGACGCCGAAGTCGATGCTATCGCCGGGGATGGCGCGGATAAGCTCGCAACTGTCACCCTGGTAGATGGCATAGCGGTCGGTCACGACCTGATCGATCGCGTTGATCATGCTGCGGCTCCAATCCAGATTGGCAGGGTCATTGGTTCGGTGGGGAAATAATCAGACCGGGTGCGGGACATGCCGCGGACGTTCTCGGCCGATAGGTCGGCCATGTGCTCTACCATCGCCGCTGCCATCCGCTCGGCGTCAGCTTCCTTGCGGCGAAGGTTCGCCACCACAGCGCCCTCGGTTTCGGCGCTGATGAAATGAACCGTGACGGGCTTCTTTTGCCCGAACCGCCAGAACCGGCGCTCGGCCTGGTAGATTTGCTCGAAGCTGTCATTCAGCCCGACAAAGCCGGTATCGGCACAGTGCTGCCAATTCATCCCGAAACCAGCTATCGACGGCTTGGTGATCAGGACACGGATTTCGCCGGCAGTGAACGCCTTAAGCTTGGCTTCTTTGGCGTCGTCGGTATCGGAGCCTGAAACCTGCACAGCGCCTTCTATGGCGGCGCCAAGGCCCTCGCTCTCGCTGTTGAGATTGCACCACCAGACGAAGGGGCGGTCGGACGGCGTGATGGATGCGGCAAGCTCGACGCGCTGCTCTACGGTGTCCCGACGCGCTGCAATGCGCTCTTGCATGGTGCGGGCCTCCATTGGGAACAGGAGGCCGGTGTCCATGCTCGGGGCGTATTCGGCCGACACGACATGCTGATGCCGCTTCATTGCCGGTAGGTCGTAGCCTTCGTCGGAATAGCCAAGGTCGGACGGCTTGCGGAGCATCACAGCCCATGAGGCCATCCACTTCCAAAACTCGTTTTCCGCATGGCCCTTCAGTCGCCACTTCTGCGTGTCGCCTCCGTCATGGGTGAAGAACGTCGCCAGCATGTCGGTGTAAGACATGGCGCCGATGAACTCGGCATGATTGCCAAGCTCCATGAAATCGTTGGGGGCGGGCGTGGCGGTCGCAGCAAGGCGGAAAGGCACGTCGCGGCAGTCATTGATCAGCTTGGTGCGATACACGCCGCCAGTGCTCTTGAGGATGGAGCTTTCGTCCAGCGCCACGCCGCCAAGTTCGCCCAAGGCAAACCGATCGATCTTCTGATAGTTGGTGACCTCGATCACACCATCAGATTGAGCGTTGACCACACGGGCGGGGATATCGAACGCGGACGCCTCGCGGCCATGCTGGTGCGACACAGCCAGCGGCGCGAGCAACAGCACCGGCCTGCGGGTGTAACGCGACACCTCATGCGCCCAGACCAACTCCATCAGCGTCTTGCCGAGACCTGTGCCGGCAAAGATAGCGGCACGGCCTCGACGCAGCGCCCATTGGGTGATGTCGGATTGGTGCGGGAACAGATAGCTCGGAAGCTCGATGCGCTCGGTGATACCAGTGTCAGGATCAACCATGCGCTTGGCGGCGAGAAAGTCGTCGTAGTTCATGACGATACCGCCTCCTTGATCATCGACGTGATTTGCGGCCACTGCTTCAGCGCCCCGCGATACCGATCCATCGTGTCGAACCAGGCCCATTTGCGATCCAGCGTCATCAGAGGGCCGGGACCGGTTGGGCATGGAGAAAGGCTCTGATGGACATACCGAACAGGCTTCCCGATCACGGCCTTCTCCCGCAGATAGAACCGACCCGTTGGCGTGGTGCGCGCTGGCCTGACTATCGGCGGCGGAAGTGGCAGCCGGTCGCTTGGCTTACTCAGTGGCGGGAGTTCTGGCTTTGCTGGCACCGAAGCACGGCGCCCGGTAATTCCCTTGCTGGTGGCCTCCGAAAGCTCCGCAGAGATCATCCTGCGAAGCGTGATCCCGGCGCTCTTTGCCGCCCAATTGACGCTGGTGATCTTGGCGTCGATGGCGTCAGCAACTTCGCGGGCCGTGGCGTTTGGATGATCCGCGACATAGGCCGCGATCTTGTCCGCCATGGTGATGCGCTTTGCTGGCGCTGGCGTGTCCGCTGGCGGGGTTTCCGGCTTTGGCGCAGCCTGTGGCTCGACTGGCGGCTCTTCTGCCTCTGGCGGCTTCGCTACGGACGCGGCGAGGGCTTGCCGTGTCTGCGCCTTCAATGAGCGCTCGTAATCCCACCAGGACACCAGCTTGAGGCCCTTGCGGCTCGCTGTGGCGCGTACCGCGTCCTCGCTTATGCCGAGATGCTGGGCAATGAGCTTGGATGGCCAGTCTGGATGCTCGGCATGGGTAGCGAGAACCTGAGCACGCTTGTTGCCGCGCTTGGATGGCTTGACGGACGGCGAAGTCAGGGAGGAGGTCGAAACTCCGCCATCCGTCGTGACGCCCGCCGCTTGGGTAGCGGGCGTATCGGCAGCCGGTGCATGAGGCTTGGAGGGACCCTCCGGCTGCGATGGGGTGATGCATGGGCGCAGCGCCGCGATGATGGCGGTCTGCGATACGCGGTGAGTGCGTGCCTGCTCGGCGATGAACACGCCGAAGTCGAGGGCGATGGTGGTGGCGTCGTGGGCCGGGAGGATGGGGCTGATCATGCCACTGCCCTCTCAACCCGGCGCTCGGCGACAGGCTTCGCCGCGTCGGCCATGATGGCGCGCACCTCTGCCTTCATCATCGAGACCGACACGGCGTTGCCAATCTGCTTGATCTTGTCGGTCTTGGTGCCAGCGAACTCGTACTGTTGGTCCTCGTCGTTGAAGCCCATGGCCGATGCCAGCTCGTGGGGCTCGAACATGCGGAACAGGATGTCGAAGGCGGGACCGGCTTGGGCTAAGTCCACATGTCCAGTCGCGGCAATGGTCGGCACCGGCTGTTCTATATCGTGGGTGCGTGGTGGGTGGCCGGGCCGTTCGCCGTGCTGGGCGGTGATGAAGGCCAGTTCGCCGCGGTTGGCGCCTGTGATGGTTGGTAGTGGTTCGAGAGCATCGGCAGCCCGGTCCAGGCCGCCTTCGTGCGTCACCGGCAGCACGACCGCATATTCCCCGCCTTTCGCTGTGGTGATCACCGGCAAAGGCTCGGCGATATCCCGCGCGCCGTTCCCGCCCTGTGTGTGGGTGACCGGCACCACCATGCCGAACCGACCTTTGGAGGTGATGGTGGGCAGCGGCTGCTCGGAGGACGTGAGCGTCTCGCCAGAGCCGGTCCCGTAGTAGGGAGAGACGAGCGCATGGGCTCCGTCGGTCGGCGCAGTCGGAATGGGCTCGGAGACTTGGCGCGGAACACCGCCGGCACCCTGAGAGAGAACGAACGGCTCAACCAACGCGAAGTGCTGGCCACCGGCCGTTATGGCGGGGATCGGCTCTTGCAAGCTTCGCGGGCGAGCCCCTGTGATTTCTTCCCCCTGTTTCCTCAGGGTCAGCACGACAGGCTCCACCAAGATCGGTCTGGCACAGCCGGGATGATCTTCGGCAGCCGCTCCGCCAGTCGTGATGGTTGGGAGCGGGTCGGCGACGCTCCGTGCGGCGCCGCTGTTGTGCTGAGACAGCACCAACGGCTCTCCCCTTACTGCCCGATAGCTGGTGGTGATGGTCGGCACGTCAATGCCCAGGCCGGTCATGTAGGCGGCCAGCGTATCGATGTAGCCCTGCGGCCAGCCGTATTTGACGATGCCGGCATAGATCCGGATGAGCGTCTTGGCGGCCAGCGGCTTCTTGCGGGTGTAGATCGACCGGCCCTTGATCTTCCAATCGATAATCTCCGCCGCGGCGCGCCAGGGGCGAACGTCGGCGAACTGCAGGACATTGCCCTCGCTGCGCTTGGCATGCGTCAGCGGCGCCCAGCCGAGGAGCTTCTTGTCGGAGCGGGCCTTGAGGATGAAGCGCGACCTGGTCGTGGCGTCCCCGTAGTTGGCCGCGTTGAGCTTTCGCCACTCAGGCTCGAAGCCCAGGCGCCGGATCGTGTCGATCCACGCCATGAAGTATTCGCCCTTGCGGGACTTCACCGGCTTTCCGGTACGGACGTCCACCGGACCCCAGCCGACGAATTCCCAGACGTTCTCGATGATCAGGCGTTTCACCCGCAGCTCGGTCAGCCAGGTGATGATATGCCAAGGGTCGGACCGCTGCTGGTCCGATGTCGGCTTGCCGCCGCGGGCCACGGAATGGTGAGTGCAGGTTGGCGATGCCATCAGGAGGTCGAGATAGCCTTCTGGCACCAACAGATGCGGGCGCACCGTGGCGATGTCCTGGACGAAGTGCCGGGCCTCGGGATGGTTCATCGTGTGGGTTTCGATGGCCGTGGGCCAGTGGTTGACGCACACCAGGTCCATTTCCAGACCCAGGTCGCGCAGCGCGCGCATCGCTCCGGTGGACGAACCGCCGGCTCCGCAGAGCAAATCGGCAACAAGCATCTTCTTGGCCATGGCTATGCCCTTGCCTTCTTGGGTTGATGGAATGCGAGTTCGGGAAGCTGCTGGGAGGCCATATGCGTCCAGAGGCAAATCGCGTCGCACCGGTCGGCCTGAAGCTCTTCCATGGTCAGGAAGCTGCGGTTCAGCACTTCGGCCATGACCGCATCCTTGGCCTCGCCGCTGGGAAACGTGCCCCGCCCGGTGAAGGACTTGCGCGCAGTACTCGACGCGATGAGGTGCGCCCTTCCCGGCAGTCTTGCCTTCACCACGGCTCTCAGGACGGCCTGTAAGCCAACCAGCATGGTTTGGGATGCGGGGTTGGTGTAACCGCCGCCGCTGGCCTTTATCGGGGCCTCGATGGCCACGATGGCGGGGTTGAGGACGCGCATCTGGTCGTTGAGCCAGGTCATGCCGCGCATGAAGACTTCGTCCTCTGGCGCGTCGTCCTTGCGCCACTCGACGAAGCCGCTGATGGGCGTGTCGCCTGGAATGCCGAAACACCAGCCCGTGCACTTGCCGCTGACATCGAGGGCGAGGATCGAGCGCATGGTCAGTTGACCGTCCCGCCGGTGAGTTCGTCGAGAGCCTTGCCGCCCTCTTCCTGCTCTTCGTCGGTGACCTTCTGGATTGCTTCGATGCGCTCACGGTTGGCGCGCTCGGCAAACGTCTCTTCGACGCCTTCCGGCACCTCGCCCGGCGGCAGCCAATTGTACTGGCCCGAAACATCGGCCCAGAGCTCGATCTTGGTATCGGGCATCGACGCGGCGCGCTTCTGCTTCTGCTCGAAATACTTCCGGTCCTCGGCGCGTTCGGCGAGCTTGGCCTTGAACACTTCGAGGTCCATGCCGAGTTCCTGGCACAGCATCTTGATCTTGCGCTTGGCCTTCTCACGGATTTCGGCGGCGGCTTGGCGGTGCTTGTCGCGTTCCGCTCCAGCCTCATCGACCGTGATTTCCTCGACTTCTTCGAGGGCCTGGATCCAGTCGGAGTCGTCCGCGCTGTTCTGCAATTGTGGGGCTGCCTTGCTCATGGCTTCACCCCGAGAAGAACAAGGGCGACGACGAACAGGGCGAATAGGGTCACTGCCAGCCATGAGGCCACGCGACGGTCTGCGGCTTCACGGATGCCGAAGTCGTCGGGCAATGAGATTGGAATGCGCTTGCGGATCGGCGCGTCTGGTGGGGCGTAGGATGGTGGTGGACGCATGGTTCAAGCTCCGGTTGGGGTGAGTGTTGGGCGATCTGCGGTGAGCTGTTTGGCGGCCTTGAATGCAAAGGCGCGGCATGCGTCGGTGACCGGCGCATTGCAGGCGGCATAGACTTGATCGACTGACCAGCCGTCGGGCGAGTGCCACATACCGACCGTTGCCCGTTCCTTGCCATCGACCTTGAGGACGGCGTAGGAACCTCGGCTGGCGTCTCGCCAGTAGCTGCCGACGCAATGGTGTTGGGTGTCGCCCTCGACATTGATGGCAAGCGGCGAGGTCAGGAGGTTGGCCTGCAGCCCGTCGGCGTCGAAAACCCACGGCTGGGTGAAGTCCTCGGCGCTGAAAACCTTGAGGCGGCTTTCCAGCATCGCGGCGTCATGTTCGCGCTTGATGCGCGCCAGCCCCCACGACGGGTTGATTTGGCCGATCATGCGGCGGGCATCACGAATGATGTGAGTGGTTTCCAGCAGGCTTCTGGCATTGCTGCGCGGGGCCAAACGGGCGGCATCGAGAGCGTTTTCGTCCAGCCACATGAAGCCGCCCAGAAGGCCGGACCTCACCTCAAGCAGTTTGACGAAATTGTCCTTCCACTCGACGCCATTCGCGACGGAAACTTTCTCCACGGTCTGCATGATCCGCATGTTGCGGGTGCGGCTGTTGTGGGCGATGCGCCGCCAAGCGGCTGGACCAATCTCGCGACGGATGGCAGAAGGGGATGCCTGGAAAACGACGATGGCCGGGATCAGGTGGTAGAGGCCATCAACCTCGGCTTCCTTGATGTAGGGCAGCACCTGATTTGCGCGATACACCAGTTCCGGCGAATACAGGCGCCAACCTACCGCTCCGCTTTTGCGAAGCAGGTTCCCGGTGATCCGAGACATGCGGTTGCCGATCCACATGTAGAAGTTCGCGGCCTGAAACCGACGATTGAACTTTGGACCGAGCTGCGCACAGTAAAAGGCGTTGAGCGCCTTCACGTCGCCCGTCATCGGCCGATCAACGATCTGCTCTTTGATGCGAGTTTCCCACTCGGGGATATGCGCCAGGAATGGGCGATCAAATACCTTCGCGCCTACGGTGATCGTCATCGTGGCCGGGTCTTCGATGATCTCGTGTATGGCGGTTGGCTTGCTCATGCCGCCCACCGATCTACGGCTTCGGCGCTACCTGGAGAGCAGTCTCGTGGGTCGCCAGAGCGGGTGCCGGACATGATGCGGTTGTCGTTGGCGCTCATGGTGCGGCTGCGAGCCCGAGCCCAGTCCATGTGGCGGCTGTCGACGGTGCGGTCGTCGTCGTCCAGTGCGTACCACCAGTCCTTGACGGTCCCTGCCCCGACTTCCTTGCCGCTCTCGCGGGTGATGCGGCTGGCGATGTAGCCAACCTGACCGGCCAGTTTGAGATGCGGGACGGCTGCCTTGGCGATGCGCTTGATGATGTCGCGGAGTTCGGCGCGCGGGGTCATGACTGACCACCTACGCGGTCGAGACGGTCAATCTCGGCGACTATCAGCGCGCCTGCCTTCACGAGGTTCCGACGTCGGTCGGTGGGCTTCCACCACTTTGCATCCCACGGCCATTGCATTGCTGCATGGCCGGGATATCCGCTGTCGTGCAGCGCGTAGGAGGCGGCAGCTCTAGCTATCTCGCCTTCGCTGTGTTGGTCGTCGTGTTCGACGGTCCAGCCTTCCTCGTCGATCTGCCGGCGCCGCTCTTCGAGCACATCAACCATGCCTTGAGAGTCATCGCGGCCGCCATTCCGATTGATGCGGTCCTGCAGCAGTTCGAGAGCGTCATCCACGCGACCCTTTTCGAGCAGAACTTCGACTAGGCGATAGTCGCGAATTAGCTCTGGCACCGTGAAGGCGCGACTGTTCCATTTGGAAACGAGCTCGTCGCGATACTCGTCTTCGAGCTCGATACCGCAACCGTCGCAGCGGAGGTGATACCAAGTCTCACACTCGCCTGCGGGGTATTGATCGTCCGCCGGATACTCCTCGACGGTCTTTCGCATGGTGGGAGTACCGCCGCAGAACGGGCAATCATCGAAGTCGTCGTTCCGTTCTGCGCTCTCAGCGATGTTTTCCGACATGTCAGATCATCCTTCAGGCAATAGCTTCGCCATCGGCGCTCAAGGCGCGGGAGATGGCTGTGATGGGAAAATCGGTAGGCGTTATGCTGCTGCGGGCTCTACCGAGGCCGGACGCGGTACATGCGAAGGCCACTCAAGCGTTTCCGGCCAATTCGCCGAAAACCAACCCATAGCCTTCTCGAAGTTCCGGGTGTTCAGGTCGCCGCCGTCGATGATGGCGGCAAGACGACCGCCCCCGTTGAACAGCTTCGTGCTGACAGTGGCCAACGCTGTGCCTGTTGCCTTGGCATATGCCTGGGCTACGACGGACAGTTGCTCGGTCAGTGGAAGCATTCTGGTATCACCGTAACTGCAAAGCAGGATCGTTACGACACACAATGCGGATTGTATTCCGCATTGTCAACGGCTTTCTATCCGATTTTGCGGAATGTACGGACAGGCTACGTTAAAGCATGTCGGAATTTGATCCCCATACCCTTGCCGGCCGCATCGAGCGGCGCCTTGAAGTCGTTGGGCTTTCACCCTCAGCCGCGTCCGAAAAGGCGATGGGCGATGGCAAGCGCGATGCGATCCGAAAAATCTATGACAAGGCCAAAAAGAACGAGCCGTTTAGCCCGCGCATGGACACGATACGCGCGCTGGCGAAGGTACTGCGCACGACCGCATCATGGCTGACCGACGAGGTCGGTCCCGAGGAACTGCCGGATGGCAATGGTCATCTGGAGGGCCCGGGCGTGCCCCATGACGGCCCCAAGCCGACATATGCCGGCAACGTGCAGGCGGGCATGTTCCGGGCCGTTGATGAGTATTTCAACCAAGACCCCGAGGACGTGCCCGATTACGTGCTCATGGTCCCGAAATACAACCGGGTCCGCCAATACGTCTGGCGGTCTCTTGGGGATTCAATGGACGAGGCCGGCATCCTCGACGGCATGTGGGTGGTGGGCGCGGATGCTGCCGACTACATCGACACCTATGGCGATATCGTCACAGGGGATCTCGTCGTGGTCGAGCGCGTTCGCTACCAGGGCTCCGAGCGAGAATTGACCGTCAAGGAAGTGCACTTCTTCCGGGACCGGTATGAGCTGCGCCCCGTCAGCAGCAATAAGGATCACACCCCCATTGTCGTCCAGCATGACCACTCGGTGAACGGTGACGACGAAGAAGTAAAAATCATCGGCGTCGTGCTCACTGCTTACGCCAATCTCCGGAGAACGCCTGGACGATGAAGCGTTTGATTTTCTTGACGCTATGCGCGCTTTCCGGACCGGCAATGGCTCTGGAGCCGAACGACGTGCAGAAATGCTGGAACATCATGCCGACGCAAATTGGCATCGGCGCAGAGGTTGAAATCGACATCGTTCTGGCCGCTGATGGCAGTGTCTCGAAGGCAGAGATCACCAGGTATTCGCCGGACAACGATCTGGGCTACGACTTGGCGCGCGGAGCCTATCGGGCCGTGATCGCTTGCTCCCCTTATGTAGACTCTGAAGCCGGGCCCGTTTCCCTCCGTCTCGTGGTTGATGAGCAAGAGGCGCCGGCGAGCATTCCGCTTCCCGGCTCTCAATGACACCCGGCGACCGCCTTCGGCAGGCAAGATTGCTGGCTGGCTTCAAGTCAGCCACGAAGGCTGCTGCTGCGGCTGGTATGTCCGAATCGTCTTATCGGGCGCACGAGAATGGGCAGAACGCATTCACCCCAGAGCAGGCCCAGCACTATGCCTCAGTATTCGGCTGCGATCCGGTATGGTTGCTAATCGGCCCGTATGCCGAGGTGGACGATGATGGGCCGGCGGAAACGATCGCGGCCGTCACGCTGTCCAGTTCGGCCATTCTCGCCGCCTTGGTGCAGTCCTTGCACGACAAGGGTGTCCTGAGTGGGGAGGAGACGGTTGAGTTATACGAAACTGCCCTCCTGCTGCTGGAACAGCAACAAGCGATGGCCGATGCGACGCCCGGCCTTGGCCGGATAATGGATATGGCGCGAGAGCTGATCGAAAAACACCTGAGGCCCGAATGAGCCAGCAACCACCCACTAAGCTCATCGTATATTTGGCGTTCGTGCGCAACGACGAAGGCGAGCTGCAGCCAGCCTTCGAGGCGCGCGAAGCTCAGTCCGAAGCCGCCGCGAAACAGCAGGCGCGCGTCCTGTGGTCATCCGGGAAGTATGTCGGCGCGATCGCTTGGTGGCGATCCGCAGACCTAGTGAATGGTGAGTTTGGAGATCCGGTGGTGCTGTTCTCCGAGGGCGAAGTTCCCGAGATGGAGTGATCAGTTCTAGGTTTGAAGAAGATTCACGAAGTCCACAGGGTCATTGAAATAGTTCCTGTAGGCACTACGAAGCTGCTTCGGCTCGCCGGTCACATACACCGCATTGATACTCCGACCGCTAGCTTCCAACTGGCTCGCTCGCGCGATTGCCTCCTCTGAGTTCCGAAACACTTCAACGTCCAGCGAATATCCGCCTGCATCGTTCGCCACGATGTTGAGAACGTTGTGCTTGCGCAACTTGTCGAACTCGTCGAACTCCCGCATTGCGCCGAGACGCTGCAGAATTCCAAGTTCGTCTTCCAATCGCGCGAACCGCGCCTCCAGATCGTCGGTCGTCACATCCGCATAAGCGCGGGTTATCCCCTCGTGCCGGCGCGCAATGATTTCGCTGGCCATTGCGAAGAAAACACCACGAGCATCATCCCCGTGGCCAAATTTGGTGCGCTGCCGATCCATGATGTCGGAGATTTCAAGAGCGGTCGCCCAAGCGTGCTGCGCACGAGTTCGGTATTGAACCTCGACCATAAGACCGTGCCAAGGTTCGGAAGTTTTGTCCCCAGATCGATGTGGTCGAGGATGGTGCAGAAAGACGTCGTGAACGCCCCGATAGCCAGTAGCCTTGGGATGTTCGATGTAGTTGTACTTATCGAGATCTTCGTGCTTGAGCTTGTGGTTCACGTTGCTCAACGACCTGCTAGAGAGCAGCTCACTACGGAACGAGTTGAGATCGTTGATGTCCTCGAAGATAAGCCTGCAGCCTGCAAAGTCCTGCATGGTGGTCACGTCTCTAATGAGAGGAGTGCCATCAGGCTTCGTTCTCTGAAGCTTGTCTATAACCGTGTTGCGGCGTTTCAGCCGCTGGGCGAATTCTGCGCGGATAGGTGAATTGTCGATTCGGCGCCGAAACCAGACCTTGAAAGTGTTCAAGACATAGCTGTGAGCAGCCCTCCATTGATCGACCAGGTCGTAGTCTTCTTGGGTTGCTCGCCCCTCTGCTACAGCTCGGCCAGCATTCCGGACCTGTGTCTTTGAAGAGGGTGGTTCGCTGAAGGACAATGGAGTGTTCTCCGATATTTTCGGCAACACTTCTAACCTCGCTTGAGTGCACGCGCCAGCGGAGTCATTCCATCTCAATCTCGCGCGTATTGCCCTATTGATACATCCAGCGCCTGGATAGTTCAGTGTGATTGAACCACTGAACCTGAGGCAGCGCCGCTAGGCGCGGCTGCCTCTCTGTCCAGGCCGATAGAACCGAAGCATCGGTTCGTGCCGTGATATCCCCTCAACCACGACATCTTACTCCATAACCGCGTGTATGCGCGCGCAGGAAAGGTTCGTCAAGAACTTTATGCGGATTTCATTCCGCTTTTGTGTTGACGCGGATTTTGATCCGCATTACGTTCACTCCATCAGCCGAGGACGAAGAAGCGCAAGCCGATCTCCTCGATACCCCGATGGAGACCGATCATGAACGTCACTGCCCAGAAGCTGCGCAAAGCCCTCAACCTCCTCAAGACCGACGCCATTGCGCACAGCCGCAAGACCGAGGAGCGCGCCTGTGCTGAAATCCTCTCCCTGCCCGAAGATAGCTTCGAGCGCCTTGCAGCGGCCTTCAGCAAGGTCATTTCCGAATCTGCCGACTGACCATTCACCAGCCAGCCCCTCACAGGGCTGGTCAGCGAACGGTTGCGTCCATGGAGATCGCTATGACCAACACCATCAATGCCCAGAACATTCTGAAGGTCGCAGACGCGATTGAAGGGAAGTCCATTCCCGGTCTCGGCTTCTTCATGGATTACCTGACTTACTCCGGCAGTTCGGCAGCCCACCTGGATATGATCGGGACACCCAACTGCGGCACAGTTGCCTGCATCGCTGGCTGGGCAAGCCATATCATGGGCCAGGCCGACCGCCCGTCTTTCAGCGGCGCTCAGGAATTTTTCGGCATCACCGAAGTTCAGCGGGAAGAGCTCTTCTACGCCCGTAACCACCCGCTTACCGAAGACGACGGCGAGGGTTGGGTCCACGCCCCTCTCGACCAGATTTCTGGCGAGCAAGCCGTCCGCACTCTCCGCCACCTCGCCGCTACCGGCGTCGTCGATTGGACGGTCTGATCATGGCAACGTTCATTCCAATTGAGCGACTGGCCAGCGGCGTTTGTGTTCACGGAAAGGGCGGCGACTTCGGACCCTTCGGCAATGCTGCCGAGGTCGTGTCGTGCGACTTCGAGGGCGACAGCTACACCGTCAAAGCCCTCCTCATCGAAACCGATGGCGCCGATGAGTGGTCCGGCGACGACGAGGTGATCTTCAGGGTCGGTGCTGGGGAGAAGATCGAGTTTGCCGGTCAGGGTATTCCCCCGTTCATGCGCCCCGAAGTGGACGTGACGATCGAGGAATGGGCCGCGAAGGCTGAGGCTCATGAGATGGCCGCAGACCGGGCCATGGCCGAGGCAGATCGTGTCCGTGGCTATGTGGGTCGGAAGATCGACGAAACGGCGCTGGTGGCTTCCGTAGCCGATGCGCTGGGCCTCGCTGGTGGAGAGCGCCGTGCCGAGTTCTTCGGTGCGTGTGATCGCGCTCTTCAGGCGGCCGAGTGATGGCCATGAGCAAGCTTCTCGGCACCATCAAGATTTGCTCCTGCCTGTTCATGGCTCGGACCTTTGGTGAATACCTGCACTCCGGCTGGGACGGCACAATCGAGTACCAGCGGTACGCTTGGCGCGGTGAGGAATGGATCATTCCCAATGGCCCGGTTGATACGGAAGGGCTGTTCTGATGCCCGCTCACCCCATCCTCGAAGCCGCTCTGGCGACCATCACCGGACTGATGTTCTTCGCCGCGTTGATAGTGCCGGGATTCTGGCTCCGCTTCGGCTGCATGCCTTGGGAGGCGCTGCAGTGACCCGCATCACCCAAGCCATCGGCCAATCCCCATTCCACCCAATCACCAGCTTCGCCGCCGTCGCAGACGGCTCGGAGCGCGTCACTCCAAAGGAGCCAGGCATGTTCGACCTAATAGGCGCCATCAGCTCGGCGCGGAAGACCTACGAGGCCGGTGTTTCCATCCGTGGGGCCATTGCCGCGGGCGGCGAGACAGAGCCGCTCCTGGCCGATCTCCATGCCCGGTTTAAAGAGCAGGCGACGGCCATGGGATATCTGGTCGAGCGCATTGATGACGATGCGGCCCAGGCAACCAAAGCCGACGATATCGACGCCATGACGGCTGTTGAGGGCGTCGAAGTGATGAGGGCTGCGGAATGAAAGCCATCACCATCGAACCCGGCGAAATCATTACCGAGCCCGGCGTCTATGACATGCCGATCGAGTGGTACCATTCTCAGTGCTGCGACGGCCCGTCGATCAGCTCGAGCGGTATCCGCGCGCTGCTGCGGAGCCCGGCTGAATACTGGCGCACGTCGTCGCTCAACCCGCACCGCGTCGAAGAAGACGACAAGGAAGCCTTCATCCTGGGCCGCGCTGCGCACCACTTGCTATTGGGCGAGCGTGACTTCGGCAAGCACTTCATCGTTCGCCCCGAGGAAGCGCCGGACGGACGTGCGTGGAACGGCAACAACAACTCCTGCAAGGCGTGGCTTGAAGATCAGGCTGAAGCTGGACGCACAGTCCTCACCCCTGCCCAGATCGAGAAGATCAAGGGCATGGCCGGACTGTTGCCGTGGCAGAAGGGCATGACCAACTGCGGCCTCGCCAATACCCCTCTCGTCGCCCAAGGCGGCGTGCTGTCTGGCGAGATTGAGCGCTCATTGATTTTCAAGGTTGGCGAGGTCTGGGTGAAGGCCCGTCCCGACGCCATTCCCGGCGACAGCAACGACTTTGCCGACCTCAAGACGGTTTCTCCTCGCGGCGTGTCTGGCGTCACCGACCACAGCCTCGCAAACACCGTGCTCGACCATGGCTACCATGTGCAGGGCGCTGTCATCGGCATGGGCGCGAAGCGCGTCCTCGACCGGAACATGGAAGGCTTTCACCTGGTCTTTGTCGACACCACGACCGTCCATTCGGTCGCGATCAAGACGCTGGACGATGCCGACATCGTTCTGGGCGAGCGCTCAACCTTTGCCGCCCTTTCGATCTTCGAGCGCTGCCTTGCCACTGGCGTCTGGCCCGGCCCGACCGCCCGTCAGGCGGATGCGCAGCGCCTCTCCCTGCCCTCCTACGGTCGCGAAGCGATCGACCGACACCTCGACACCCTTGAAGCGGAGCTTGCCCAGTGAACCAGTTGGCACCCAACAATCAGCAGAGCACGTCGCTGGCTTCGGTCGGCATGGCGCGCGAAGGCAGCGGATCTCGGATCGCGCCGCAGAACCTTGGCGAGGTCGTGAAGTTCGCTGACCTCATGAGCCGCGCCGATATCGCTTTGCCCAAGCACTTGCGCGGCAACCCCGGCGCCTGCATGGCCGTGGCGCTCCAGGCACTGGACTGGCAGATGAACCCGTTCGCCGTGGCGTCGAAGTCTTATTCGGTCAGCGGAATGATCGCCTACGAAGCTCAGTTGATCGCCGCTGTAGTGAACACGCGGTCTGGCATCAAGGGGCGGCTGCGCTACGAGTATGAAGGCGAAGGCGCCAATCTTTTCTGCCGCGTCATTGGTAATCTCGACGATACCGAATGCATCTATGAAACGCCGACAATCGGCAGCATCACCGTCAAGAACTCCCCGCTGTGGAAGTCTGACCCTAAGCAGCAGCTCGGCTATTTCGCCGCCCGCTCCTGGGCTCGCCGTCACTGCCCGGAAGTCATTCTCGGGGTCTATGATCGTGATGAGGCGGAGCAGATCAAAGACGTCACGCCGCCGGCCGGTACCGGTCTTGCTGCTCGCTTGCAGAACAACGGCGGCGGGTTCAGTGCGCAATCGGTAGAGGGCGCCCTTGGCGAGGCTCAGGAGGTCCAAGACCAGCCATTGGCCGCAGATGGTGACGAACTGGCGGAAATCCCGTCAGAAAGCACGGTAGAGCAGCCGCTAGACCCTTCTTTTGTGGACTGGAACAGCGCCGAGGAAACGGCGTCCGCTCTCAAGATGGGCGTGCTGCCGGAAGGCTTCTCTACCAATCTCTCCGGCGCTCTCGTCATCCCGGACGAACTGCATGGGAAGAAGGGCCAGCCGCGCGGCCACAGCATCATTGCTGCGAGCTACGACGAGATCGTCACTGCCTCTGGCGTGGTCGTGAAGTCCAAGGCACCGGACGATGACTTCCCCGGCGATATACCGAGCGATGGAGACGCATGATGGCCCTGATCGCTCGTGTACTGGACTTCGAAACGACGGGTTTCCCCGAAAACGAAGCCGCCGAAATCATCGAATATGGTTTTGTCGATGTCGACCTGGCTGGACGCTTCATAATCGATGGCAGCGCCCGGCAGGGCCTTCGCAAGCCCATGGGCGAGATTCCGCCTGAGACATCGGCCGTCCATCATTTCGTGGCTGCTGATTTCGTGGAGGCGCCGGGCCACGTCGAGATGACGAAGACCTTGGCCGGCGGTCTGGCGGAAGACGACATCTATGTCGCCCACAACGCTGCATTCGAGCAGCACTTCTATTCGAAGCGCCCGCAGTCGTGGATTTGCACGCTAAAGTGCGCCTATCGGGCATGGCCTGAAGCGCCGGGGCACAATAACCAGACCCTGCGCTACTGGTTGGGTCTCGATCTCGACCCGGCGCTGGCGATGCCGCCACATCGCGCCCTGCCCGACGCCTATGTGACGGCGCACATATTCCAGAAGCTTCTCGATCTTCGTCCCGTCGAGCGCCTGATCGAGATCAGCAAGGAGCCCGGTTTCCTGCCGAGGATGAACTTCGGCAAATACCGCGGCAAGAGCTTCAAGGAGGTCGCCCAGACCGACCGTGGCTACCTGACTTGGATCGTGGACAAGTCCGATATGGATGCCGACGTGAAGTTCACCGCCAACTGGTGGCTTCGCCGTGGTCCTGAAGCTGCGGGTGACGCCCAATGAACAGCGTCAACAAGGTAATTCTGGTCGGGAATTTGGGGCAAGACCCTGAAGTCCGGAACCTCCCCAGTGGCGGCAAGGTCGTGAACCTATCCATCGCCACCAGCGAAAAGTGGAAGGATCGCAACTCGGGCGAGCAGCGCGAAAAGACCGAGTGGCACCGTGTCGTTATCTTCTCGGAAGGACTGGGCAAGGTTGCCGAGCAGCACCTGCGCAAGGGGTCTAAGGTTTACATCGAAGGCCAATTGCAAACCCGCAAATGGCAGGACCAGTCCGGCGCCGACAAGTTCAGCACCGAGATCGTCTTGCAGGGCTTTAACGCTTCGATGGTGCTGCTCGACGGCCCACAGGGGGCCGGAGATCGCACGCCATCCGAGGAGCGGGGGAGCGCCGGCAATGGCGGAAGCGAATCCCGCTCCGGTGGCTTTAGTGGTGCAGGCGGCCTCGACAGTGACATTCCATTTCGTCAGCAGACCGACTGAGCGGGAGAGTCGCCATGCTCATCGCCTCCACACCCCATCCCCGCGCCCCCGAGCCGCTGAACGTGGCCGATCTGGGCAAGCCGGTATCGATGCGCAAGGCGCTCGCGATCCTGCGGCAGCGTCGTCCGCATGCCGTCTCGCTGCCGAAGCGGAAGATCCGGCCATGAACCCGTTCCGCTTCCTGAACCCGTTCTACGCCCTCCGCCTTGAACGCAAGCTGGCAGAGGTAACGGCGCGAGCCGAAGGCCTCGTCGCCCTTGTCGAGGCCGAACAGAAGCGCCGGCGCGGCTACCTGATGACCGTTGCCGATGCCTTGACCACCGGGCGCACCTCAGAAGCCAAGACGATGGTGGACGCCCTCGTGCTGGTTCTCGGCGGGAAGGATGCGGCATGACCATGATCCGCAGCCAGAAGGTTCTGCGCAGCGCCAAGGGCCAGCTCTGCTCTGCCCGCTTCCCCGGCATTTGCTGCGGAGACCCGGCCACGACCGTGTGGGCCCATTTGAACGGACATTCGTTCGGCAAGGGCGCGGGCATCAAGGCCCATGACATTCATGGATTCCACGCCTGCTTCGCCTGTCATTCCTACTACGACACCGGGCACGGCACGAAGCCGCTGATGAGCGATGCCGAATTGCTCTGGGCGGTGCTGGGCGCCGTGACCGAGACATGGGTTCGCCTGATCGCCGCCGGCATCGTTCTGGTGCCAATGGATGCTGAGAAGCCTGCCGCCGAGCGGCCAATTCCGGCCCGCAAGCCGAAGGCAGAGCGCGCCAAGATCCAATCGAGAAATGAATGGCCGAAAGGCCAGAAGCTGCAATCGCGCAATGACCTGCGCCGGAAGGAACGCACATGACCGTCGAAGCCTATCCGCTGGCGTGGCCGGCGGGCAAACCCCGGACGCCTTGGCACAAGATCGAGCGCAGCCGCTTCGAGCCCGGCAATCGTCCCCAGGAGGTGGCCAACGTCATCGCCGAGCTTGGACGGCTAGGCGCGCGCAATGTCGTCGTCTCGACGAACCTGCGGCTGCGAAACGATGGCCTGCCTTATGCCCGCGACCGCGCGCCGGACGACCAGGGCGTGGCGGTCTACTTCGATTACGCTGGCGGGCAGAAGTGCTTCGCCTGTGATCGCTGGCGCACGATCGAGGAGAACCTGCGCGCCATTTACAAATCGATCGAGGCCATTCGTGGCCTTGAGCGCTGGGGCAGCAAGAGCTTCGTCGACGCAGCCTTCACCGGCTTCTCAGCGCTACCGGCGCCGAGCCAACATGCCAAGCGCTCCTGGCGCCAGGTGTTGGGCATCCTGCATGACGGCCCGATCGATCGGGCAGGTATAGACGCGCTTTACCGCAACAGGGCGCGCGAACGGCATCCCGACATGGGCGGCAGCGACGACGCCATGGCCGAACTCAATGCAGCACGTGCCGCGGCATACGAGGAGATTGCGCCATGAGCGACCCACTCCCACCATTCGTCTACGCAATCTTGTTCGAAGGGGCGCCGATCACATGCCGGGCCACGGTAGCGGAAGTCCGCGAATATCTGGCCGATGTCGTGTTCGATGCCGCTGAACTCTATCAGGTCTGGGCCATCGACAGCGTAGGCGAGATCAGCAGCGACCGCACCGAAGCCTTTGCCGAGGCATGGGCAGAGCTATTCGAGCCGGGCGACGGCGACGAGCCGGAGGCGATCTTGCGCCCCTACCCTGATTTCATCCGGGCCTTCATTGGCGACAAGCTGGTCGAGAAATACCGGAAAGCGCAGGAGGCGGCATGAAAGGCACCCAGCCCCTGACGCCAGCAGTCCTGGTCGTCATCGATCGAAACAGCCGCCTGTCGATCCTTCAAGATGAGGGCGTTCAGGTCGTCCTCGTCGATGAGCGCGCCGACCCTGAGATGGCAGTCCTCTTGCCGAGGAAGAACCAGGCGCAGGAAATGCTCGAGCGGATCGTCCACAAATACCCGGTGTCGCGCGATCACGACCTGAGTGGCGCCGCGGTCAACACGATTTCCCAGCTTTTCTATCATCGCATCGTGGTCGGAGAGCTTGTCCAGAAGGAGGGCTCGACGCCCTTCCCTCGTCGCCCCATCGTTCCATTTGAGCCCCATGAGTGAGCACATGAAGATCACCACCAAGGAAGACTGGCAGTTTAGCATTGACGTGTTCCAGACCGCAGATGGACCCGTAGCGCGGGTCACTGACGGGCGTATGACGCTTGTGGGCGGGGAAGATGCCAAGAAGGGCATGGCGGCCGTTGCTGGCCTCCTGAGCGAGGCGGCGGCGAAGCTGAAAGCGGAGGCCGGCAACTGACGCCATGGCTCGACCATCCCGCATCCCCATGGGCAGTTGGCCTCGGCGCATGAACGCCGAGTTCGCCGCAGGCTATTGTGGAGAACCCAGCGTTGAGGCATTCCTTGATCGAATCGGGACGGAATACCCTGCCCCCGATGTGAACGAGGGGCGCCGACGGCTGTGGCTGAGGGACAATCTGGATCGGGCGATGGGAGTGGGCGACCAGGAGGTCGGCCTGTTGGACGCGGCCGAGGTTCTATAGCCGTGACGATCACCCTGCCCCGGTTCGTCATTGCCAAGTCCGGTAAGGCTGGCATGGCCTACTATTGGAACCCGCCCGTCTACTGGCGGAAGCAGGCTGAAGCGCAGGGCCGCAAATATCCATTCGAGAGCCAGAAGCTCGGTGCCGACTTGCGGCAGGCCGAACTGGACGCCGCCGCCATCCCACACAATGCCCGGTTCGATGAATGGCGCCTCGGCGCCGTATCTACCCCGTCGCGGCTGTACGCTGCCCATGGAACGGTGGAATGGCTTTTCGAGCAATATCAGGCCAGCGACATCTTCAAGCGACGTGTCGCCGAGCGCTCACGGCAGGATTACGCCCTGATATTTGCCGCCATCTCGGCAATCCCGACCAAGGACGGCCGGCGTGTTGGGCAGCTCGCCGTTATGAGCATGACGCCGGCTGCCTCCGAAAAGGTCTACAGCGCCATCATCCAGGAAGAGGTCGACGCGGATGCGACCGCGGCGGCTTTGGCGTCGAGCCCCAAGGCGAAGCCGGTGATGACCGGGAAATATCGCCAAGGCGAAAAGGCCATCATGTACGCCAAGACCGCTTGGCGCCTCATGCAGCCGCATCACCCACAGTTGTTCCGACCGGACGTTCCGAACCCATGGATCGGCGTCCAGCTCGTCAAGCGCACCAAGTTGGTCAAGGCGGCAGTGGACCGCGAGGCGGTCTATAGCTTTGCCTGGGCAGCGATAGAGGCTAACAGGCCGGAGGCCGCTGCGGCGGCCGTGATCTGCTTCGAGTGGTTGCAGCGTCCTGAGAACGTCATCGGCGGCTATGTGAGGTGGGGAGATTACCGGCCCGGCGAATCCATTCGCATCGAGCACCACAAGACCGGGCAGATGGTGGTGCACCCGCTGACGGACGGCGCTGTCGCGTTCTATCCTGAGGCGGAAGAAATTCTCGCTCAGGTACCCAAGCGCGGGCTGGCGATTGTACTGGGGCCGGATCACACTGAGCCCTACAAGCCCACCAGGTTTGCTCAGATCGTCAGGAAGATTGCAGACGGCGCCGGGCTACCGAAGACCTTCACGCTCGACGCCTGCCGTCACGGCGGCATGACAGAACTTGAGGAAGCTGGTCTCACCGAAGGCCAGGGCCGCGCCCTCTCGGCGCATCGCAGCCGGGCCTACGAGCGGTATGCGAAGCGCACCAGCAAGCGCCTGTTGAGTGCAACCAAGGCTCGCCACCAGCACCGCGCCGGCGGCCAGGAATAGGCCCAAAATCTTTCTGAAATCCCCGGACAAAAGCCTATTCCAGCCCTTGGACAGAGCGAGAACGTTCAGAAAATGCCTTGGGATTGTTGAGGCCTTTGCGAATTTGCAATCCGCTGCGTAACCACTCCGCCACGCGGCCTCTGGGCGGCACTAACTAAGCGACGCCAAAGGGTTATGCAAGAGGCACGTTACCAGCCTGTGAATTTTCTGAAGATCAATCCGCCGCGCAGTCAGAATTTTCTGAAATGCGTTCGGGACTTGTTCGGCGGATGGGCACTTGTCACCACGGCGCAGACGGTGCCGGCGGCTTCCCGCCATTCTCCGCCCTGCCCTTCCCGACGCACACTGGATAGCCATTCTCCCAACCGCAAAAGTTTAGCCGTCGATCAGCCCTGACAATGCCAAAGGCGGCATTGGGCGCATCGCACCCGTCGCAGAAATAGATGGGGAACTTGGCTTCAGTGCTGGGAACCAGGGAGATGGCGCCAGTTTCGGATTGATATTTTGTCGGCATGGTCTCTTGCGGAATCGGTTTGGACTTGTGCCATCATCCCTACATGACCAGGATCTATCAGTGGACCACCCTTGACGACGAGATCGCCCTTGATGCGATCATTGTTGGCATCGGCGGCACCAGCATGGAGATGCTTATGGCTGGGCTCTCCTATGTGGAGCCCACGGGAAGCATCTACTGGTCGGCATGGATGGGCCCGGAGGGGCAGATCGTCGATGCGGGCGGGGAAATGGGGCCATGGCTGGTGACGGACGCCCTGAAGCGCGCCGAAGAGCTAAGGACTCAATTCGGCTTCCCGCGCGTTGTGGTGACCATGGAAGAGCGCGGCGTATGGCGTGACGAGTGGGGCACGCTGGCGGATCGGGAGGGCTATGACTGATGTGCGGACGCTTCACGAATGAACTGACCTGGCCGGAGCTATACGCCCTCTACAACATCCACAATGAGGGTCCGAAGACCAACGCGCAGCCGCGCTACAACATCGCCCCGACCCAGGACGTTGATTTCGTCCACCTCGACAAAGCCGGAAACATGGAGCTCGATCGCGGCCGATGGTGGTTGGTCCCCTTCTTCGCAAAGGAACTGCCGAAGGCGGCAATGTTCAATGCCCGCATTGAAACGGTCGATACTTCCGGTGCTTTCCGGGACGGCTTCAAGTCTCGGCGCTGCCTCATCCCGGCCGATGGCTATTTCGAATGGACAAAGAATGAGGATGACGGCGGCAAAGACCCTTGGCTTCTTCAGTTACCAAGCGGTGCGCCATTCTCGTTCGCCGGCCTATGGGCGCGGAACGATAATCTCGGCGTGACGAGCTGCACCATCATCACGGCACCGGCCGTGCCCGAAATTGCGCATATTCACACTCGAATGCCCGTCATTCTGGCCCCGGAAGCATATGGCACCTGGCTGAACACGAACATCCAAGGAGACGACGCAAAGGCCCTGCTTCTCGATGCCCAAATCGACAGCCAGTTGGTGTTTCACCGGGTCGGCCGAGAGGTCAATTCCAGCCGATACGAAGGCACCGACACCAAGAAGCCGCTGATCAACTCGCTTTAGTCTGCGGCGCTATTCCGGCCATTTGGGCTTCAGCCTGCCGCATTTCAACGTATCGCTCGGCCGTCATGACCTCGATGGGCTTTCCGTCTTTGCTGTCGGCGATCACGAACGCGCCCTGCTTCAAGGAAATGCGCCGGTCTCCATAAAATAATGCGGCGGCAGCGAAGGCCCCCTTCCCCACCATGAGATTGTCGGCAGTGGCAATAACCTCGTGCCCAGCGTAGGGAGCGCGGCCATGATCCACAATGGTGAAGTTTGGCAGTTTGGGCGGAGCGAGAGGGGGAGCTTGTTTCGCTCGAGGAGCGGCGGGCTTCAGCCAAAGGTTTACGCCCCGCCGTTTGCAGGACGGGCAGCGCATCTTGTCGGAAAAATGCAGTTCGCCACGATCCGGCAGGAGATAGTGATGCGGCCCAATGCTCTGGATAAGCCTCGGAACGTCGATCTCCTTGCTGTAGCGACAGTTTGCATGGCGGCACACGGCAAAGAGTGAATGGCCGGCAGACTGGACGTCGCCGAGGGTGTTCGAAGGTTGCGCTCTTTCCATGGCCGTTGACTCTCGGGTCTGTTTGTTCTCATTATGTTCTCATTCCGAGTAGGGCGAAGAGTCAAGACAGGAGTGATCACGATGGGTGAAATGTGGAAAGCCGATCCGCGCCCCCTCCCCGCCGAAGGGCCAGCTTGGCCAGGAGATGATGAGCGGGTGACATACAAGGGGCTGACTGTGCAGCCGCATGCCGATTTGGAGCTGTGGGAGACTTGGGACGATCGATGGGAAATCGGGCTGGCCAGTACCGGTGAAACAATACTGGTCCTGCGAGCCGATCGCGATAAGGCAATGTCCATTGCGGAACGCCTCGCGGATGCGAGGGACTGGCCGGCCATGCATGAGGCACCGTCCTGGGCCGATATCGCCTTTGACCCGCTGGTGCTCCAATTGATCGCCGATTACCCCGGCATGGTGAGCCTGACGATCCCCGAGGATGACGACAGCATCATTCCTTATGGCGAGGACGAAGGCCCGGAGACTTGATCTCGATGCCCGGCTATTTACTGTTCTGCTGGCGATTCAACAGAAGCTCGTCAAGTCGCAGAGACAGCCTCTCAATTGCCGCCTCCACCTTGCCCAGGGCCATTGCCAGTTCGCCCGTTGTTGCAAAATGCTCGGCAGCATAGAGCTTATGCGCCTCAAGCGACCGGCGTAGTTCCTCGGTCGCTCGGTCACGCTTGCCGAGCTCTGCCAGCACCCACTTGATGATGCCAAAGGCAGAGCCGCCAACGGCAAGAAGCGCCGTCATGAGGGACAGCGCCAGTTCGATAGTCAGTGTCATCGGGCTTTCGTCCCTCGGCAGGCGTCGAGTTTGCGGTAGTGGCGATCGAGGTCAACGGCCCAGGCATCGACGGCGCTGTCGCCGGCGGCTTGCAGCGCGTCTATGGCGGCCGCTGGCGGCGGGGGAAGCGGCGGGCAGCTACCGGCCACCCGAGCGCTTGCGCAGCCGGTCATAAGCCCCGCCAGGATCAACAGGCCCAGCATCGATCCGATCATATTCGTCTTGGAGCGCATCTCGTTTCCTCTGCTGCTCTGCTTGGATGTGTTCGACGCCAGCCTTCCTGCCCTTGAGAAAGGCGATGCCGATGGCGACGATGACCGCGCCGGCAATGGCGAGCGCGGTCTGAAGTTTGGCCCACGGCCCGGCGAGCCACTTAAACATCGCGCGGCCGGGTCAATGCCTTCGCGACCAGAAAGGCGATGAAGGCGCAGACCACCAGAACCAGGGCAATGCCAAGAGCGAGTTGAACCGGCCCACTGCCCTGACTGATCGCCCCTGCCCCGGTCAGCACGCCGCCGGCGCCGGTCAGCACCTCCGGCTTGGTGATGATGTCCACAACGGTTTCCCGCTTGGGCTCCGGCCGGAATTCTGGCGTCGGTGCTTCCTTGGTTCGGGTCGCGGTCGGGAACCACGAACCGTCATTCCACCGGCGCGCCGGTCCGGTATCGATGTGCATGAAGTTCGACCTGGGATAATGGCCGAAGCCAGTGAAGCCGACCGCACGAGCCTCGCGCTCGAACTGAGCCGGATCGTGGTTCTCCATTCGAACGTCGAAGGCTTTGGCCAGCAGATGTTGCGAACCAGGAGCCCCGCCAACGGCCTTGTTATGCTCCGGAGAGCGATACGCGGAATTGACGATCAGCGGCTTACCGAGGCGCGTTCGCAGCGCTTGCAGCTTGTCCATGCTTGGCGGATCGATCATGAGCTTACCGGTGCCGCGGCAAGCCATTTCCTGCGGGCTGAAATTCGGCCAGCGCCAATCGTCCGGCGGGAAATCCCGCCAGGTCCTGTAGACCTTGCCCATGTTGGGCCTCCTATCGATGTTGGAAAAGAAAAGGCCCCGCAGAAGCGAGGCCGGAACGAATTGGGTATTTATCAGTTCATAACTCGAGCATCTGGCCCGGTTGTTGACGCTCAATCGTGTGGCTGGATGCTCACCCTAAATGCCGCCGCCTGCCTAACAGAGGTCAGGATGGGCGGCTTTTCCGCTTCGGGAGTGGATTTAGCGCTCGTGTCGCGCTATTTTGCCGGCCTCGTAGGAAACTCAGGACGCATGACGCTATCGACAGACGCAGAAGCAGAACTCGCCCGCATCTTCACGCTGCCCAACATTGTAATGGGTGTCGGCATCATCGGGATGTTGATGTTTGCCTTGATAACAAACCTAGCAGCGTCCAAGTGCGAATGGGATCAGCCGCTGGTGTTTTTGCCTTTCGGCACCGCCGTCTTGGCGGGAATTAGCACAGTCTTCGGGGTTCTGTCCTCGAGGTGGGATGGGCGCATTAGGCTGGTGCTCGCGGTTGCGGTTCTCGCTATTGGGGTCGGTTTGGTCTGGTTTGCAGCGCCCAACCCCATCACATGCATCTACTTTCCTGGCTTTGGAGAGCCCCGGCCGTGACATCCAGAGAGAGCATGATCGCCATGGCAGCGATGGCCGCCGTTTTTGCAGTAGCATGCCTGACCGTGTTCGCGGCGGCATCGGCCTGCTCACAAATGAATTGTCTAGCTGCGCTTCCGGGCCCCTCTACGGACATAATGGTTGACTTGCAGACACGTCACCCTACATCTCAGCCGTAGCCGTCACTGTGCAATCTGCTGCGGCAGTGTGGGTAAGCTCGAACCCGTCGCGGGTAACGTTGCCCGACGATCCGACTGAAACCGAGACCGTCGGCGTCCCGCGCTTCCTGACCAACTGGATATGACGAGAGCCGTTCTCTGTCCGCACCGCCTTTATCTCGCAGAACGGTAGGCATAGCCGCTCTTCTGCCTCCCAACTTCGGAATGGAAACGGGTCGTCCACTTGCGACCAGTCGCCAGGCATCACGCTGACATGGGCGATGTCGAAAGTGCCGCTCTGCTGCCCAAGGCTAGACGTACGAGCGTTGAAGTTTGACCCTGCATCGAACCAGAAATAGAGCCCAAGGAAGTCGTTGCCGGCGGTCCCGAGCGTCTTTCCAACTATTGACGGCACGTCGATAACGGCCTGGAACTTCTGCCAGGCCGTAGTCAAAGAGACTTTGGCAGCGCCGATCCCGTTCACCTGAGCAGACGGAGAGCCGCCAGTGCCGAAGAACTGGGTTAGCTCATAGGCCAGTTGGCGCGCCGCATCAGCTTTTGCCCAGAAGGTCACAGTGACTTTGCGGCCGCTTCGCATCTCCACGCCGGCCATTGGCTGAGACATTGCCGCGAAGTTTCCTGCAGCTGCAACCGAAGTCACCGCGGTACGCAAGAAATACCGGGGACCACCTGGTACGTCTGTTTGTCCTGGAATAAACGCGCTCTGCGAGGCGTTCTTAGTGGACCCACTATTGATGCAATTCCACCGATCGGCAGAGCCATAGCCGCTGCTCGTTTGCGATGTTGCCCTCTGCCAAATGTCGAAATTGCCGTTGATGATTTCGTTTTCATTAAATTCCGGCACGATGACCGCGCCAGCCCGTCCGTTTACACTGGTGACGGGTGCATTGAAGCGGGCGAAGGCCAAGGCCGTCGTGCCAATCGTCCCGCCAACATTGGACGTGCTGTACCAAAGGGTGCCCTTGTTGACCGTGCCGTCACGGACCGAGAACAGAGGGCCGATATTGCTGTCATACGTGGCAAAGTCAGGATGCCGCGTTGCCGCCCCTGACGCCTGAACGACATAGATTCCGTTCTCGGCCGACGCGGTCTGCGCTGCCAGAAGAACGCGATCACCAGTCGCCAACAAAACCCCGTTGACGGTATCGCCGTTTTCCAGGCCCGTGGCGATATCAATGTTGCTGATCGCCATCGTCCGCACAATCGTGAGCGCGGAGGCACCAGTCATCCCTTCCGCGCCAGGATCGCCTTTCGCGGCCTTGACCTGCTCGACCTGGAAGCGACGACGGCCGTGCAGCGAGACCACGGTATCGGTAGTGGAACCGGCAATGTGCACCCGGATCGTGTGAACGCCTGCGCTCGGGATCACGTGCCGGATTTTCGGCGAGTTCACCATCGTATCGACGGGGACGAGGTAGTCTTTCACCCACTGGCCGGCATTGGCAATGGCGAGGCCGTTCCACTGCTTGGCGCCCGACGGGAAGAAGTTATAGGCGTCACCATCGAGGTAGCACCGGCAAGCGCCATTCTTGTTCACGCCGCTCATGCTGGTGGTGAACACGACGAGCGGAATGGCGATGGAGATATAGACCTCCACGTTGTCTTCATAGGTCGTGAATGTGTAGCTCTCGACCAGCTCTTCGTGCAGGTCGGCATTCGAGGTGACGTCGACATTGTCGTCGCGATAGGCGTCCACCAAAAGCAGGGGCGTACCACTCTCCGCGTCCTCACCGACATTGGACCCCGACACCACCATGGCCGTGCCATTGTAGACCAGCGTGTAGAGCCTGCCGGCGCGTAGGTCCGCATTGGCCAGCGCGTTGCCGGCCGCCGTGACGATAGCCACGGCTCCGCACGCGTCGATATTGATGGTCATCGCGCCGGTATTGTTGTTGATCGGCTCGAAGTAGAAGCTCATCCCCTTCCGATATTCGGGAATGGTGATCGATGCCTGGGCGGTGATGACATTGGTTCCGGCGACATTGTTCAGCCAGACCGGGGCACGGTCGTGGAGATTCACGACCTCAGCATTGGCGCGGTTCTGCCAATTCTTGGAATTGACCGGCAATACGGAACCAGCGTCCTCCGAGGGGAGGCCGCGTGAAACGGCTGTTGGCATGTTGGTTTTCCTTAAGCCCAGAGGTCGGGCGCTTCATCCACGAAGGTGATGCGGCAGAGGTCGGCGGACTTCGGCGTGATGTCGAAGACGATCAGGCGGCGATATTCCTGGCCAAGCGGCCCGGTGACGACGAGGCTGTCATAGCCAAAGAGACTTTCCGGGTCTTCGAACGGCTCGGCAAAGGTCAGGGTCTTGGTCTCGCCATCGACCCCAGAGACTTCCTTGATCAGCACGGTCCCATTCTTTTGCCGAATGGCGATGCCAAGGCGAGAGCCAGCATAGCCATCGCCGTAATCGTCCCAGGCGGGGTCCTTGTCGGCAAAGGCGTCATCGGCGGGCGATGCGACGCTTCCGTCGAGTTGCAGCCCAACAATGAGGTCCGGGTCGGTCCCATCCATGATCTTCGAAACGACCCGGGAGAACCCGACCTGTCGTGCCAGAACGTCATGCTGGACGCCGACGAGATCGCCGCGGCGACAGACGAGCAACGCCTCCGGGTCGGCATCGGCCGTATAGAACTTGAAGCGCCGGCGCATCTGCGCCATGTCGAAAAGCGCCCTGTTTCGCGCCTCCACCTCGGTCACCAGGCCATCGTAGCGAATGTCCTCGTAGTCTCCCCTATCAGCCTTGGCCTCAGGATCGGCGACCAGAATTTCCCGCTCGCGATAGCCGTCGTCCCTGTCGCTGAATCGCACACGGAGCCCGCTCGGACGATGCGCGAATGCCGTCTCAAAGGAAAAATTGGCGAGGTTCCGGGGCGAGAAGATTTGGATTGGCGCATCGGCCGACCTGTCCCGGTCGATCATCACGCCCCACTTCTCGCTTTGCCGGGGCCGGGCATACCCTGCCCCAGCGATCAGGTTGGCCGCATCCCAGACCGATAGCCCATCAATGACGGCGTTGACCTCATAGCCCATGGCCTCGCAATGCGTCCGCCAGTCGAGCAGATCGTCATCATCCATGAGGTCGGTAGGCAGTGGCGCAGCGCCGAGGTCACCCGACAGAACGTCACGGAGGTGCGGCGCCGGATTGCTTGTCGTGGTCCAGTGCTCCCACCCGTTTTCTCCGTGGTCGCGCACATAGCCGCTGGCGATGCAACTGAGTTGGTCGAATTGCCGGCCATAGCCACGAATGGCGATGAGCGCGAAATCACGGGTCGCAATCGGGTGCTCGAACCAGACCGACGTGACGCGCACCAGGTTCACCGCGTTGGTGATCTTCGCCAGGATGACTGGGATGCCATAGTAGTTTTCAGCATCGCGGCGATAGCCGAAGAAGTCATAGATGTTCGTGCCTTCCGAGCCGCCAGAGGCGAGTTCGTAGTTGGCGATGTCGAACGCGCTGAGGTTATACGGGAAGCCTCGCATGACCTCGATTTCCCAGGTTCCCTTGGTGAAATCCGCGGCGTTGAAGAAGAAGAATTCGACCCGGTCCTTATAGAGCGCAACGTTCTGCACGCCCGTCGTCAGGTAGTTGGTCGGCGACATGTAGGTGTCGCTGGCCCCGGCATAGAAATACTCATGAGCCTCCCAGCCTCCCAAGCCAACGGGATCAATGTCTTGAGTGGGCACTGACACATAGGCGGCAAAGGGCTGATCGCCGAAAGCTGGAGCGACTGGCGTGGTCGGCTCCTGCACGCCGAACCGGAATTTTACGGCCTTCCGGAACGGCTTCACGCCGGCGTTTCGAAAATGGATTTCGGGCAGATAGAGCCAGGTCGTTGAGCCGCGCTTCCGCATCCGGAAGCGCATCGGCAAGGCAATGGCGGCCGTCGCATCGGTCTGGGAGACGAGACCCTGCGGAAACACGCAATCGAGCGTGATTTCGTCAGGGTCGACCCGACCGACCACGGGATACCATTTCGGAGCCGAGTTGCCCGGGTTGAGCTGATCGACAAGCCGCGTCGTGAAAACGGAATCAACCTGCTGCGCCGGCAGATCGACTTGCGGGCTGTCCGAGCGCCCCTGCCGCTTGATCAGGCTGAGGTCGGCATCGCCCGGCCATCCTTCGCGAACCTCCCACTGAACTCCCGGGATCTGGTTGATAGGAACATCGCCGAGGCGGATATCCTCGATCTCGTGCGGGCCGGCCAGTCCATAGATTGCTTCCGCAACTTCCTGATCGCCGATGATCTCGACCAATGGCATGGACAGTAGCGGCGGATAAACCTTCATCGTCCCGACGACACGTGGCACAGAACCGCCGGGCTGCAACACATTGCCCGACAGCGACGTGTTGACGAGCTGCGTGGCATCCTGGCCGGCGGCCCCGGTGATCGCGCCGGCAGAGGGCGGCGCAGAAAGCGCAGCGATGGCCAGCGAACCGCCGAGCGTCACCGCACCAGCGGCAATTTGCGCACCCCAAGCCCCTGCGGCAAAGGCAGGCCCAAGCGCCGCGAGCGCGCCACCACTGATGAGCGAGGCACCGACCAACACGGCGATGCTTGCCAAGGTGGCCAGCACGTTCTTGCCGCCCTCGCCGCCACCATGAAGCTGCATATGCAGGGTGATGATGGGCTGCCGCTCGGGAACGATCTTGGGATAGACCCGGCACCAGTGCTCGCGCGGGATGATCTCGCCATTGATGCGGGCCTCGCCGGTCTCAGCAAAGCCCTCCGGCAAGCTGGGCACAGCCGCAACAATCTCGGCAATGGTCAGGCCTGCGGGCGCGGAAAAGCACTGCGGCGTCCCGACAAAGGGCACGTCGCGCCAGCGAACGGGGATTGTCATGAGGCAGCCTTAGAGCTTGATGGAATTCAGAGTGTGCGCCATCTGGCTCATTGACTGGGTGCTCCAATCGACAACGGGCAGCTTCCCGGCTTTCGGCTGGGCAAGAAGCTGATCATAGAGCGGCTGAAGTTCCGCCTCGAACTGATCTCGCCACTTGTTGCGCGTCTGCCGTTCGAGCTCGATGTAGGCATCCTGAAGCGCAGCATTGCGGTCGTCGCTGCCTCCGACCGGCGAAATGTTGGCCGTGTCAGCGCTGATTGGCTGCATCTGGAAGTCGATCACCGACTTATGCATACGGGCCCCAAGAGCGCGGCATCGAGCGACAAGTTCTGCATTGGTCATGCAAAGGCCTCATGGCGATAGACGCCGGCGATGCGGTGTCTAATTGTGGGATGATCCCGGCGCACCAGAACGGCGCCGGTTGCTTTCTCGGTGTGCAGAATGTGGCGAGCATCGGCGACGATGCCGCAATGGATGATTGCGCGGCGAGACTTGGCCTCGGGGCGTCCAAACATCAGCACGACGTCGTAAGGCTGCCACGTCCCTGTCACAGGCGCCCATGGGCCGCGCTGGGCTTCTGGCGCAATGGTGCGCGCTACGGCATGGAGATTGTCGCCAATATCGTCGAATGCTGGGAGATCGATGCCACGGTTGCGGTAGGCGAGACGGACGAGGCTCCAGCAATTGGCGCCGGCGTATGGCAGGCCCGCAAGGCTGACAATGGCGGAGTTCACTTCACCCCCCGCTCCTTACATTGAGCCCAAACGCTGACCTCGATGTCAATCAACCGACTGGTCAGGGACTTATCTACGGAAGCTAAGTTCAACTGATGGCTGGCCAACATGAGCATTTCATGGGCCTGGGCGAGGTGATCGACTTTCCCTATCCCCGTATGCCGGAGCATGCCCAAATAGTGATGGCGCGCCCAGAACTGATGCCAAGCATGGGTCGCGCCTCGAATCATGCGCGACTTCCCACGTTTGCGCGGAAACTCTGGGCCGACGCTCTTCCACGCGGGTAGCGCGATAGCCATTATCCACCAAAAGGAGAACCAACCTCCGATGATGGCAACAAGGGCCACAATGGGCAGAACGAAGTCGGTTCCAGGCTGACGGTCTATCTGCACCAGAAGCGCGAACCCGGCCGCCGGTATCAGCGGGATCATGAGAAAACAAAGAGCACAGATGATGATCTGTGCTCGAAAGACCATTTTGCGAAACCTATCCATTTAGTCGCTGGCTCCTAGCGGTAGAGACCGGGCAACCGGTTCTGCGTAGTCCTTATCCCCGGCCAGGGCTCGCGCTGCACGTCATATACAGCGATGTCGGCTGAGACGGTGATGGCATTGCCGCTGATATTCCTCAGCGATAGGTGGGCAGCTGAATATTCGATCACAGGCGTGCCGATGGGGCGCCGCGAGCGCCGATCCTCGTTCATCTCGGCGTCAAAGATCAGCTCGACATCGCCGAAGTCACTCAAAGCAAGAAGCTCAAGCCTCAACCTCGGGCTGTCGCTCATGTCCTCGATGGCCGCGCCGACAGCCTGGTCAACGTTCTGGATCGTGATGCGTCCGCGCGGCGGGCTTTCCCCGTCGCTCAGAAGTTCCACCATGAACGGTATGCCGATGTAGCGGACCTCGACCGGCTCGCCGCCAAGGCCAGTTTCCTCGCGCATATAGTCCACCACGTCGGACACCACGCGGATCGGATCGACCACGTTCGGGTGAGTGATCGTGGCGAAGACCAGGGTCATGTCGCCATCGCGGCTCGCTTCCAACGAGTTGCGATAGCCAGTGCTGAGATTCCGGGGCATTAGTAAAGCTTCATCAGTTGCATTGAGACCCGGTAGTTGTCGCCGCCCAAAGCTGAGATGCTGGGCGGCGACGACATGATGCAGACCATCGTCACACCGGTGCGCGGGTGCGGCTTCTGAAACTCAAGAACACCGTCGGCGAGATCGTCCCGGTAGAAGCCCATCAGCGCATCCACTCCGGTGCTATTTGTGAGGAATCCTGCGCTGAAGTTGACCATATCAATGGAGGTTCGCCGGCGGCGCTTGGGTGGGCCAACCTCGGGCTGAAACTCAGCGATGTTGCCCGCCGGAGCCTCTCCATATCCTTCGGCCATGATCCAGTTGGGAAGTTCGGCGGGCCATACCTTCATCAGACCCTCCGCATGCGCGGCTTGTTGCCGTAACCGGCCTTCATCGCGCCATCTAGCGCTCCGTCAGTCAGGCCCCCTTTAACTGTGCCGATGATGATGTCGGTCACGTCCATGCCGTCCTGTTGGTACTGGCGGCGATCCACCTGGGCGCCTGAGTTGTTGATGACGTTGATCACTGTGCGAGGCGTGTTCGAGTTCGCCGCCATAGCCATGGAGGGGCCATTGGGGATCACCTGAGCACCGGCCGGCAGCCTGAGAAGTTCTGGCCCTTGTTCGCCAACCCATGACAGACCGGCCCGACCGACAGTGCCACCTTCGGCCATTCCTGGAATCCCAAAGATGCCGCGGCCACCGAACCCGCCGGCTACTCCCCATCCCAAGCCGGCGCTGTTGCCGAACATACCAAGAAATGAGCTGATGCCGTTGTTTACGATGTTGTCGAGCCAGGACATGGCGAACTGCTCGACTTTGCCGAGCAGGTAGTCGAATGCATCTCCGCCCTTTTTCAGCGTCTGGTACAAGCCTGATCCGATCCCCTCGAAAGCCTTGCCCAGCTCTGCCAAAACGTTGAAGGATTTGTCGGCAATGGATTGCAGGCCATCGTTGGCAAGCTGTTTCACATTGTCGTTCGCCGCCTTAGTGGAGCCGCCGAGCGCGTCCATTTCCTTCCGAGCGGCCGCGATCTCCTGTGCACGACCGGAAAGAGCACCAAACATGTTGCCCATGTAGTCGGTGGTATAGGCGTCGGAATTGTTCTGGTTGAGGTCGCTGCCCAACTGGCCCAGAGCGCCAGCATATGGATTTGCAGCACCGCCAAAGTTCACGCGCCCAAGAGTTGGGATCGCTACCCCAAACTGACCAAGGCCTTCGTTCGCCTTCGAGATCAGCCCATCAAGGAGTTCCGCAGCCTTGTTGATTGACCACTCAACGCCCTTCACGACGATATTTGCCGTCGTGATTGTTGCGTCGCCAATGGCTGCCGGCAGGCGGCTCCAGAGGGTGCCGATAGCGGAAACACCAAATGCAAATGGCGCGATGATTCCGTTGCCGATGTTCTTGAGGATCGGGGCCATCTGGTCCCAAACCCACTGCAGACCGCCAACAATCGCATCCCAGAGGGGCGAGAGGACGCTGCCGATCTTTTCTGCCATGAGTGACCAGCCAGCCTGAACGACATCGAAAAAGCTCACCTGAACTTCGGCGCTTTTGTTGATCTCGTGGGTCAGACCGGCGACGGCCACGCCAACCGCGCCAACGACAGCGGCGAGAGGCCAAAAGCGTGTGACCAGATTCTTGGCAAGATCGCCTATGGTGCGCAGCGCCGGTCCAAGGCCGCCCTGCAGTATCTGCGAGCCCTGCTGCATGGCGACCATTGCCGGGTTCATGCCAGAGGCCAGCGACACCGCCACGTCGTTGAGCTGGTAGATCATCATCGTGCGCTGCTGCATGCTCGAGCGCATGACAGTGTTCTGGGCCATAAGGGCGGCGTTGTGAGCCTGCACGGCTACCGTCGCGGCCTTCTGCCCTACCGTCTCCACCTGAGAGGCGCCGGCAAGCTGCCGTGCTGCCGCCGATGCTTGTCCTGCTGCACCGGTCAACTGATGAAGGGAAACGGTACCCTTCTCGACCTGAGTAGAATCCACGGCCAAGCCGAGGCGAGCAACATCGACCATGGGTTCACCTCATTCAAAATATGGCGTCGAACAGTTCGGCCGTCATGGGCCGCTCGGAGACGATGTGCGGGGATTGGCTGGCGTATTGCTCTCGCTTCGCCGCTTCACGGCAGGCATCGAGATAGGCAACGTCCATGGACCGAAGGATGCGCCACTCCTGCGAGCGGACGCGCGTGGCGGTAATTTGAGCCCAGTGGGCCATGTCGGCCCATCCAAGTGGCAGATAACCGCCCATGCCTTCCTGACGGCCTTGGTGAAGCTCGCAGAACCAGTGCCAGAGGTGTTCCGCCGCTGGGGACAGCGACAGATCGAATGTCGGGGTGTTCACCGCGGATCGGGCGGCCTGCGCCAGTTCCTCGGCTAGGCCTTCGTAAAATTTGCGATGTCGCGAGCAGCCCCCACCACCTGGGCATAGATCCAGCCCTCTTTCTTAAAGATGGCTTTGATGGTTTTCGGGTCGTTGCCGGGCACCTTATTTTCGTAGGTATTGGGCTTGCCGTTGGCGTCGAGTCCCCAGTCCCACGACGCGACATACGAGACGGCCATATCGAGCTCGTTATCCTCGACCATATCGGCGCCGATCATCTTGCGCCGCTGCTGCCGGGACAGAAGATCGTCGGTCTGCTCGCGCACCACGGCCATAGCAGCATCAGATCCGGCCGACCGCACCATGATGGTGATGCCCACCGGCTTGCCCGTCTTGGGATTCTCGACATTGAGCGTGAATAGTTCCTCGTTCTGAACGAGACCAGAGATTTCCATATCTGATTACCCCAGCGGCGCTACGCGCACGGTGTTGGTGTTGACTTCGATGGTGGCCTGAAGCTGGCGAACATTGTTTGGGCCGCCGAAGGCTTCAGTCGCAGCCGTGACGAGGCCAATGAAATAGCGCTCGGATGGCGTGGGCTGCGTCGTGCCTGTGTGGACGCCACTCTGGGTGGACGACGTGTTAATGACCGTGCCGCCCTTGGTTGCCGACACCGTAAAGGTGCCGGAGGAGAGCACTTCCTTGACATAGTAGGTCGTGCCGGCAGTTAGGCCGGTCGGCAGCGCGCCGGTCGTGGTGAAGACCACAGCCACATCAACAGCCAGGCCATGCGCAGCCCAGGAGATAACACCGGGCGATGCTACCGAAATGGTGAGGGTGGCGCTTTTAGGAGCCGGCGCGTCGTTCAGTAGCACCTTGAACGGGTAGTTCTGGTTCGTGGCTTCGGCGGCGATAAGAGCGAGCTGTCCGGCATCACTTGCGACGACGGCGAAGTTATCCTGACGAGAAGGCGCATTGCGCGTTCCCTTCTGCTTCACGTCACGGCCGCGATCGATCAGCGGAGTGGTGATGAGCGCAGCGGCGTCACCAAGTGCGCCTGCCTCCATCCACGATTTCACTTCGGTCCACGACACGGCGGCGAAGTCGGAAACGTCAACGTCGTTGTCGGGCAACTCAATGGCGGCGCCGATGAAATACTTGCATCCCGAAACGGGGTAAAGCGTGGCCATGAGGCCCTCCTATGGTTGAAAGATCAGGCCCAGGTTTCCCAAGGCACAAGGACCGCAACGAGCACGCCCGGCGGAGTGGTTTCGATCAGCGCTGGCGCTGGCTCGGGAGCGGCGGTAATGCGGACAGAAAGGCCAAATGCGTGATGCAGCCGTAGGTCTGCCGGGAAATGCTTGGCCACGGCCCCGGCAATGTCATCGATGCGGGTGCCCTGGTTGAGCCCGTCGCGGACGTTGACCTGCAGGAACCCGAGGCGCTGGTGAGGGCCGTCGGTGTCGATCAGCATTCTGTTGACCGTATTCGGCACATACCGGGCTTCAAGATAACGATTTCCGGCCGGCGCAGTGAAATTCAGGTTGGGCCACGACACAGGATGGATGGGGGCCAGCACCAGCGTGGCCAGGCGGGCGAACAGGGCTTCCTTGATCGCCCCTTCCACGGTTGTGGCCATGCTGATACCTTCCCGGCCCATGGCCGATGACAAACCGCTCAACGACAACCAGGTCCACGACCGCCTTCACGCGGCCATGGAAGCTCTTGGCAATGCCGAAGGCGAAACCGTTCATGGCGACACGGCCCTGAAGACCGCGCGTCGCTCGCTAATGCTGCTGCAATTGGCCGTGGTGACCGGCCAGGCCAAAGGCGAGGCCGGAAACGACAACGTCAAAGGCCCAGTCGAGCCCTGACCTCTGCCGCTTTGGTAGCGACGATCTGCTCCCAGCGCTGCGCCACCATTGAGACCCATGGCCTGCCTGGGCGACCATTGGCACCGTAGTGGACGTGGGCGGCGTAATTGGCAGTATAGCCAAGATAGATCACGTCACCGGCCTCAGCCCCGGCGATCACCAGCACGATCTCTGCAGAGGGGTCTATTCCGGCCGTGCCATCTCCCTCCCGGGAAAGCAATGGCATCTCAGTCTGGGACGCGCGAAGGCTGTTCTTTAGGAAGCCAATATCGATTGGCACCAGAGAATTAAGTTCAGAAACAAGCTCTTGAGCGGCTTCCCTGAACAGCAGATCGAACGCGCCTTCGACCTTGCGCGCCCACTCGCCGACCTGCGCTTCGAACGTCGCCACTGAGGCTAAAAGACCAGTTCGCCAGCGCGAATCTTGTCGCGAATGTCTGACTTGCGCCATGACTGCAGTTCGTTCAACGAAATGCCGAGTTGGCGCGCGCAGGACTCTTGGATGTCCTTGGGGATCACGTGCCCGCCAGATGAAGGAACGCCATCTTCGCGATAGTCGCGGAACTGCTTCAGAGCCTCATCAACCGTCATTTTTTACTCCCAATAGTTCCTACATATTAGTGATGCACACCATGGAACAGCCCTATGCTGCGCGCAGGGCCAAGAACTGAGCGGTGTAATCGATGCGATATTCCAACGTGCATCGGCAGCCAGACGTTTCACTGATCGGCGCCTCTGGGTCGCCGGGAAAGCGTAGCGTCGCGCCTGAAGGGCTCTGAAACGACTGGTAGAACCCCACCTCGTCATTGTTCAGCGCCCGGTGGGTGTGCCGCACCCTATTGTCTCCGGCGGATCGCCAGCGCTTCGTGATGAATGCAGCGTCCACCTTGCCCGACAGGATGGCTTGCCTCACTGCATCGTCCCGTGACTTGCTGAGTGCGGTCATCGTCTCGGTTCGCGACAGCATCTCGCCGCGCAGCGCCAGCAGCCGGTCCGCATAGCGCCCGACGATGCGATTGACCATTTCCTTGTCGAGCGCCCTGCCCTCAGCGATCGCCTTTCGCACCGCGGCGTCGAAGCGTTTATCTCGGCGCTCCCGACCCAGGTAGTTCCGGAGTGCCGCAGGATCGCCGGAAAGAAGCTCCTGGCGGGCGGAAGCGACAAATCGCTCCTGCGGGACCGTCAGACCGATGATGCCGCCTGTGCGGCTATTTGTGGCGCGCGAGGTGCGGCCGATAATGTCGAGCGCAGTCGTGCGCGGGTTGTTGCCTTGGGCAAGGCTATCGGCCAACGCCACGCGAATGGCTTCGCGCTGGTCGTCCACGATGCGCGTCACAAGCTGGGCGCTGTGGTCCCGAAGCCATGCCTCGGCCTCCGGATTGCGAACGCCGAACCGGAAAGCGATGCGGCTGCCATTGGGATCGCGCAGAACAAGGCCAGAGGCCATGTCGATCCCGCCGGCATTGTAGGCGTTGGCAATCTCGATTTCGAGCCGCCCAAAGGCTTCGGCATCGATCTGCAGCACTTCGATAGCCCCAGCGATATCACCACGCTCCAGGCGCTCGACAAGGCGTTTAAGCACCACTTGGCTCTTGATCTCGGAGGTGGCTCCGAGGAAGGCATCTCGGATGCGCGGCTCCCATGTGTCCAGCAACTGTTCAAACCGGTTGCGGTTCGACGCCATTTGCGTTTCCTTCGCACGAGAAAATGAGGAGCGAACGATGCGAGCAGCCCTAGCCCTGACACTGGCATCGTTGATGTGCGGGCCGGTACTGGCTCAGAACTACATCAACGGTAACCAGCTCACCGAGTGGTGCCGCAATTCGTCAA